GTTATTGAAGCTGACAGGGGGTATTCTGCACCACTGACGGCATTGATAGAATCGCCATAATCAAAAGAATAATATTCACTTGTAGAGATACTTTTAAACGTAGATAAAGAGCTATCCCTTTGAAGAAACGGAAAGATAAGCCCAGTATCTGTTGCGTTCCTATCAACGTTTAATTCATATACACTTATGTGTCCTACAGGAACACCAGGGACACTGCCTGTAAATGCCCCCGCCATCTCAGACTTATTATTATAAAAAATCTGAGAGTTATAGATATCAAACCTGCAAGATGGATTTGTCTTTAGTTGGTTAACGAATAGGTCGTTTCTTGTGAACCTATAAAAAGACATCCGAGCCCTCCTTAGTAATCTAGGCGGACTCGTAAAGTCAACTCGTTAGAGGGATCCTTCTTAAGAGGCTCAGAGACCTTAGCCACGGCCAACAATTCATTGTCGGGCGAATATAGACCAACGCTAGTAATATAACTTATTGGATCATTGCCCGCTGTCCCGTCCTTAACAACAATCTCGCTTGGGCCACCACTAGAAGTAGAAAGGTACGTGGGGTTAGCACTGTAGTTGAATTCTGTATTGTTGGCGCGGCAGAAATAAATTGTTGAATTTAACTCAGTTGTATTGTTAAACTGGATGTTATAGATTCTGTTTCTTAGCTCATCTGCCATCACTTGAATCGTAGAAGCTGTAATAGTACTAAACCCTGATGTAGTTCCAGTGGACACAATTTGCAAAGTGCCGGGTGCTGTGTTGTGTAAAATTCCCCCTTCAGCAGCGTCATTAAATACAGAACCAGAAACAACAGCAACACCTGCCTGATAAAAGACAAGCCCACAAGCTGGATTTGTAGCAGCGTTACCAAGGGTTTCAACTTGAATGTTAGCAGCCGAATCAATTGCAGAAGACGAAGCAAACAGAACACCATACTCACCGGCTGGCGAATTTACAAAATACCCGTCTGACCCCGATGTGTCCGTCAGCTTAATTCTTTTATCAAATGCAGTGCCGTCCTGGGATCTGGAGCCCGATACGCCTAGCTCAAGCTCAAAGGTTCCCTTTTTAATTTCGTCTTTAGTCAAAATTCTAGAAAAGTTTATAAAGTAACACTCCTTAAGTTTAGTGCCACCAGCAATAATGTCGCCGTCTTCATCAAAAAGGCGAACAGAACCCGTTTCATCATAACCCATAAGAACCTGGGCCATCTGGTTGTAGATGTTAATTTTCTTAGCATTTTGTGTGTTGCTTGCACCAGAGAGGGCAGACGTAGAAGCGTAACCAGCAGTAATATCAAAGATGTGGTTTGCTGACGAGCTTAGATGTGGATAATCAAACACGCTTTCGAACATTCCGTGTGAGTAAGTCTTGATATGAGGCTCGGAGCCAAGCGCTACAGCAGTGCCGCCATATGTTCCCGAAACAATAGATCCTGTAACAGGGATAGATTCATGCAACAACGTTCTTGTTGTCGTTACATCATTACTGCCTAAACTTTTAAATGTTGTTGCCATTAGTTTCCTTCCTATTGCTTCTTAATAAATCTAATTGGGATGTCGACACTGTAGCCAGTTGTAACACCAGTGACTCTAGCTATCGAGTCTATGTGATATACTGCTGTGCTTCCGACAGTTGACGTTCCACCAAGTCTTGTAAATAGTGTGTTACTACCATTTAACTCAAGCGATGCTCCAATTCTAAACTGTAGCCTAGTTCCTCTTGGTCCATTAATCGCAGAGTCGGCAGCATCTGTGCTAGTGATATTTGTAACATATCTTGAGTTTGACAAGGTAAGATAGTAGCTTGCCATCTGGGCTTCATTGACAAATGAAACACGCGCACGACGACCAGATGTACTATAAAGACTACCAAAACGGTTATCAATCTCAATCTGGTACCTCGTCTCAACCAAATCAGCATTCAGAGGCGACGTGGCCGGTGGACTTCCGTTTGTGCCAGTACCCTGGTCAACCACGATAGAGGTGCTGGAGACAGAGGAGGGGGTCTCACCCCAAATTACGCCTGCTGTTGTGCCAACGGCTTCCTGAGTTGCGCTATCCACAGCGATAAGGAAAGCATTTGTTGTAGAGTCCCTAACGCTACCAAAATCGGCACTCTCAAACAATTCTAGGACAGGCATGTACAAAACATCATTTCTTGTTAATGTGACAAGTCGATGGTGCATAGAAGCTTCTGGATCTGTAAAGCCCTCTAGGACTGGGGTTTGTAGAATCTCAAGGTCGTAATACGCAGAGCCACTTGCATGTGTGGGGTCATATAGACGATAATTAATTTCATCGTCACCCAAGGCAAACTTGGCAATCTTAAAACTGCCGTCTCCTCGTGCTAATCTTCTTCTGCCGGTGTCAGTCAGAACTGCATCGAGTATAATATCACCACTGTTGTCCAAAAACGCCATAGTCTTTCCTCTCTAACTAATAAATAGTTTCACAAAATAAATAGTTTGATTTATAGTAAGATACAAATCTTAAATAAATACTAGGTTGTTGTCCTTTCGTCCTTCTTATCAAATGTTACATTCATATCAATTTTCTTGCCTGTCTTTTTGGATGTTAATCTAATCTTAAATGTCTTGCCCCAAATTGCCTCATCTCTGTTGCCCAGAGCAACCTCGCCCAGTGCAATGTCGTTTGGATCATCAAATCCTACCGTGTTTGCTGGTAGGTTTGGCGTGACTTGCTCTAACGCAGGGTAGACCTGGAGCATTTTCTTCATTGTTTTAGAAGCGACTTTGTTATTAATAATCGGAAGCTCGTATAGTCTCACCAGCGGGTATATTGCTCCACCATCATCTACTAACTCAATTTCATAAATAAATGTAGGGTTAGAAACATTACCATGAAAATCAACAGTCCTAAACGTATAATAATATTTTATATTTGGCTGTAGTTTGTCAATATAGTCAGTTGACCTCGAACGTATAATTTTTTCTTCGTCATCTATGAGAGTAGAGACAGTAGCCCTCTTATTTCCATCAAAATCAGAATAACTGTTTGGTGGCATGTCTAGTCTAAATACTTCAAAGAATGCTGGGATATCATCCGATTTGAAGAGAAGATCTTCGCCGGACAAAGCTCCCTGCGCTTGGTAGTGTCTTTCAAAAAGCTCCTCGTCCTCTTGTGTTATAGGGATAGCGGGCATGTGCATCTCAGCTATTGTTGCATCAAACATAAACAATAGTTCGTCATTCACAGCCCTATATGGTATAATCTCCACCTCTGGTGGCGGAGGAGGTTTTGATAAAACAGAAGTCACAAGAGTCGCATAAGGGACTTCAACAATTCTAGTACATGGGAACATTTCTACTTGATATTGTGCTTTATATCCTCGCACTTCAACCAAAGGCACGCCAGCGCCTGCCAAAACATCGTCTAAACCGAGGTTCTGGCCATGGAAGGCGTCATCTAGCGATGTGGCACCCGGCACAAGTGCAGGAGCTGCTAGCATGCCATCACGAATAATAGCCGCTCCGCCTTCGCTTTCTAAACCAACAAACCTATTCAATCTCCAAGATGGCAAGTCTGTAACTTCTGGGCCCCCCTCAGGGTAGCCAAAATGCTCACCATTAAGGACATGATGCGAAGGCGGTGTTTTTTGTGGCCGGTCATCTCTGTCTGGTTCAGGGCCAGGAGAGCCCGTGTCGTAGCCCATAAATAAACGAAACCAGTTCTCTAAAGAGAAGTCGGCTGGGTCGTATGCAGTTGGGTCAGGAGTATTTGTAGAAAAACCAATTCTTGCATCTGTTTCTACCCCTCTCAATATTGCGTCTAGTTGCTCATCGGCTAGACCACCAGTCATAGGCGTTTCTTCATTTATCCATGTATCATCCCAGTCTTGGCCCCACATTTCTTGCCAACTCAGGCCGGAGACTTCAGTACGAGCTACTGAAGTCTGTGGCTTAACAATCCAAGCTTGCGACATAATGTTTCTTATTTCAGTTAAGCTAAAAAATCTAGTGGTTTTGGGCGTCCATGCTGGCCAGTCTAGCATAAATCCAGGAGGACCAGCTGGATAACCTCCGGTTATAGGATAAGTATCAGAATCCAAGTATGAGTTAAAAACTAGAAATGTATCATAATCAGGCCCTAGGCCCCCATGGGACACAGCCTCAAGGCCTTCGCTATTTATATCGAGCGCTGCTTGCTGCCAAATATATATACCTGAGGGGTGTATATCAAAAAGATTCTTGGCTCCGAACCAACTAAAGTTGTAGCCGACTAGCTGCTCTTCATTTTCAACAGCTATTTCAACAGAGTCCAGCGTCGGTGGCTCTAATTCTTTGTATCGATATCTTGTTCCAAAAACATACTTATAAGCATAAATATCATACGTATACTGTTCTCCATAACGGACTTGTGTGTCCACATATTCCATCAGGTCCTTGGCATTTGGAATCCAGATATCTTGTGCAGGAACATTCGCTGTGTTATCTCCCCTGTGCTTTTTAACTCTGTAGAACAAAGTTTGATTTTCCGAAGCTATGCCATCTTGGAATATTGCATTGTAAAGTCTGCCATCGGTGCTGAGTGAAAAACTTTCCCAACTGTCACTATCGTCGTGCAGAGCTAATTGATAATCGCTAACCGAATTGCTAAAATCCGCATCGATCAGGTGTGTTTCAAAATCTATGCTTAGCTCATGGGCATTAATATTTTCTTGTGATTTAGCATCTATAATAAGCTTGTTGTCAATTGCAAAAGAACCCTCAGAATTTATCTCTTCTAATGTGCCACTCTCAGCACTTTTTACTTCTTGGTCTATTCGTGAGACTGACTTATACCCTGGTCCTCTTTTTAGAATTGGAGATGCGTTTAGCGATGCTGTGTCACCACCATATGTTCGATATTGTTTAGAAATAAACTCGTATTCACTCTCGAACTGGGGGTCCACAAGCAGTGACCGATCCAAGGAAGATATTATATGTGAGACCCATGAAGTAGATAAGTCATAACCTCCAATCCTATCCGCCAGTGGCTCCGCAGCAATGCCAGTTCCAATATCTTTGCCCTCCGATAGTAGAGCCAATTTTATACAGAATGGCATCTTCAGGCTTCTCTCGTTTAAGTCTTGTATAGTAGCACTACGAGCACCAGCTATACCAGCGTCGTATGATGAATACGACTGGATTATATTCTTGCCTTGTGTTATAAGATTAGATGTTTGGCTAAAATCAAGATCAGTGTAAGCGCTACTCCACTCCTTTAGAAATTGCTTATAAGGAATGCCTATAGAGTATTCATACTCATCTATGGTTGAAGAGGGATCTAGCATGTCAGGATCAACGCCATTTTCCTGCAATGCGTCAAACAAGACTGGATTATTATAGAGGAGGGCGTGATTCACCACCTCATCGTATAAGCCAAGACTAACGTCTACTGCTCCTAGAGGGTCTACATCGTACTCTGAGAGCGAGACAGCGTAAAAGTTTGGTAGCACAGATTCTTGTATTGTTTTGGACAGCTGCTCATATTCTTCTACAAAAAAGTTATACTCTGCCGTAGCAGTGACATCATCATCAATTATCTCATAGTCAATACTTTCTTCATAGAAAAAATCTTCGACCCCATCAACAATCGGGTTGCTGAAAAGGAGCTTCATGTCATCTGAGAATTTGGTCAGTGTTTGATAGTGTTCATCAGCACCAACAACGCTAATAGTGAGTGCCTTGGCTAACCGACCAGGTCTAGGTTCTATACCATACTCCCCAACACTTGAAGCATTGCCTACTTTCTTGATAGTCAGGTATCTTGCGTCTTCAAAAGAACTTGCACCAAACAACTCTTGTGGGTCTATGGTGACGACTGTAGGCTCTGACAAACCGTCTCCGCCATCGACATCCGACAACAAGTAGCGTTCTGGTGCTCCTTCTTCGCCGCCTAGCGGCTCTCCGTAAGATAATATTGGTAATCCAGTTAGCGAATCAGTGGTTGAGTACCAATATTGGCCCATTAATTTTCTAAACGTATCCCTTGTAGTTGTCTTAAACGAATCAGGGCTTATGTATGTATATTTTTTAGTAGCCACCTCTGCCTCCTCGCGGTGCCATGCCACCCTCGGTTGGGACTCCAACTAAGTATGTTTGCTCTTGCTCTGTTCTAACTATGGTCGGCGGAGAGTCAACGACCGGATCTCTAGATATTTCACCCTCCTCGGTTTGTGGTGCAAGCTGCTCAGCACCTGTGTTAAACGCTGTTTCCGGCACAGCCTCTGCGTTGTCTGGCAAATCCATAATAGATTCATCGTCACCCCCTTCCTGAACTTCTGGCTGCTCCTCAGGAGGCTCAGTTGCTGGGGGGTTATCTTGCAATGGTTCTTCTTGCTTTGGCTCTTCGCTATCAATGTCGCCAACAATTACAATTTCATTAAGAATATCGCCTTGTGTCTCATCGTTGTCTGCCTCTATAATTACTAGATATGGCAGGTCAGACGAAAATGGGCCATCCACATATTCAACATCTAGGTCGCTGTTAAAGCCGGTCACATATTTGACCCCAACACTTTCCTCGTCAAAAACACTTGTTTGATCATCTTGCCCCACAAGGGATTCTAAAATTTCCAATGGGACTTTCTCTTCCAGATCATCAGTTTGCTCATCCCTACCAGATGGCTTAAGTGTTTCTTTAGAATTAAAGTTATCATTCTTGCCACCAGGCACAAACGTGGTCGTGTCTAGTTTGGTGTCGCCTCTTTCGCTTGTAACAACTTCAGGATCACAGGGATCTTCTTCCACAACCCTCATAGTTTGAATTGTAGCAGAACTGCCTCCTTGCCTGAGCAATGAACGCAGTGCATCATAAGTGCTAGTGCCTTGGTCAGGAACACCAGCGCCTCTACTGTTTGCCTCTCTGCGTGACTGTAGTAGTCTTAGCCTTGCTTCTTTCGCTGTTTCTTCATCTTCCAGGGGGTAGTCTTTTGCTGCTGTTTTAATCGATATTGGAGCTAAGGTTGAATATAGTTCTCTAAATGCTTGCACATCACGCGCAGCTGGCATGCCAACACCTTTCCTAGACGCCTCAACAGCAAATCTCTCTCTAAGAGAACTGGCAGACACCGCAAGTGGCCCTGTGTAGTTATATGAAGTGTAATCACCAAAATAATCTAAGCCGTGCCCACCAACACTGTTAGCGTCATATGTGTTATCAAAAAAGTAGGTCATTGTTATCAAACCAGAGTCTGGGCTTCTGTTATGACTTGCAGAACTTCTAGCATCAGAATAGGTTTGTGCTTGCCGAGAATCATAAGAGGATAACTTCTGTATCAGCGCCTCCAGCAGCTTTAAGAATGCCTCAACCCCTTCTGTTGTTCTGGACGTTGGCCCAAGTATGGGATATAGCTTCCTAGAGTACAGTGTTATATCTACATCAGTCATTTCCCTGAGAGCTGAGAGATACATTTTGACGGCCCGTCGCCATGGGAATCTGCTAAATGAATTCGTGCCCTCTACTCGCCCACTAGATCCATATACGCTCCCCAGAAATTTGACGCCTTGATAGTCTATCTGCCCTCTTGGATTATAATACTGCTTGTTACTTATTGTGTTATAGTATTCGCTCAGAACGTGATGTGCTTTTCTAAGCCTTCTTACTTGTAGTTGCAAATGTTCTTCGGTGGGGTCTGTCATTGTTATTTCAACACCGTACCTATATTGCCCAGATTCAAATTCTTTTACTTGCGAATCATAAAAAGAGATTCCCCTAAGGTCACCTAGACCAGCTAAACTTTTTTCACTCACAGAACCAATATATTTTTCGATTGTTCCGTCCATGTTTTCATCTACAAAATAATCACTTCGCAATAAAGAAGAGCCCACGCTTTGGTCTTCAGACCTAGCCACTATATCATGAGCATCAGATTGATCTACATAATCATAGTCATTTGCATTTTTTAGCTCAACCTTTTGCCTTACGATTTTCAAGTCTTCTATCTTGCTTCTTTTTAATAAATTATTTTTATTATTAGCTAAAAATAGACTGTTAAACCTACTTTCATGCACTAAAGCTTTTTTCATATCAAATGCAAATAAGCCTCTTGCACCGCCCTCAGCATCACGACTAAGAAATAACTGTGTGAACAATTTTACTGGGGTTCTGCTTATGGACAAATTTATAGTGTTTTGTATTTCTTGCAGTTCTCTAAAAATCCTGTAGTCTTGAATTTTTACATTATTGTGAATCATTCTTTCGAGACTAGGGTGTCTCCGTGAAGTATGCACAGGCCCCGCCATCCACCCACCGCTGCTGTGATAGTGAACAGGACCAGACCACACTTCTCCGCTTGGCAAGTAGTAGCACGTTGCATCTTTTTTTGTTTGCCCACCATCTATGACACTTTCGATTGTTTTGTAGCCGACCTTGCCACCTGCCTCAGAATATAAAAAGTATGTAAGGTGACTAGAATTTGCCTTGAAAGAAACTTCTAACGGCACAAGACACAACACATCGCTCATAGACTCTATTTCTTTCGCCCTGTAATCAGATAAACTAATATTTTTAGGTATGCTAATCACTTGCTCGCTTACAAACGGTTTTAGAGCTTCCGGTAGTTCTTCCTCGATATATTGACTTTTCCTTCTCAGGTTTTTAGTAGCTAGCGGGTGCGTGCTTTGTACAACCCTTACAGTCATATTTACAGTTGTATCTTTGTTATGCCACCTGCTAGAGATAAGAAGTTCAGGGATAACCAGACTAATTTCGGCTTTATATGTTAAACCATCAACAAATTCTTTATTGTCTAAGCTTGTTTTACTTTGTTTTTTATTTTGACCGTATTTATCTCTAACATAAGAGGGGTGATTATCAAAAAAGTAACTTCTATCTTCTCTACGAAAGACAGAGTCAGTCAGTTTAATTTTTTCCACAAAAACATATGGCAAGCCATATCCTATCATGCTCTGTATGTTCCGTGACCTAGACATTAGTAAATTGTATCCTCACAAGGATCATCTGCATCAGACGGGTCCGGACAGTCAGCAGAAACTGCGTCCGTACTATAAATATCAACAAGAGCAATATTTTTAACGTCTTCGCACTCTATTTCTGTGTCTATATACAATCCTCGTGATTCTAGACTATCAATTGACGAACAAATAAGCTGCTTATCTATCTGGCTATCAACTTTGATATTAAAGTAATATTCAACATACTCTTTTGTAAGTGGTTCTGTTGAAACTGGTATTTCACTGGAATCCAACAGGATCCCATCTTGTACTAGGCTATAAGATTTTCTAAACTTTAGCGGCCTTAACTTTTCAACTTTGTCATCCATCCCTGGGGCCTTTTCTTCCAAAACTTCAAATACCTCTATATCAAAATTTTCTTTTGTAAATTCAGTGTTTCTTTCTATAATCTGGGCTAAAATTATTTCCGGCCTAACATCTAAATACTCGCCATTTGGATACTGGTAAGCTAGTTCAGTGTCCGAGATGAACCTTCGATCACTCTTAACATCAATCTTATAAGTCAGGGTTACATCTAATTGAGGAATGTGCATTGTAGGAGTCAGTGAACCAGTAACTGCCTTTGCTGATTCTTTAATCTCACCTCGGAGCATACTTACTGACCAAGCTGGTGCGTTAGTGTTTAATATATCTGATGTGCCAAGACAAGATTGCAAACCATACATTTTCCTATCGAAAAAATCATCACCTATAGTAACACCTAGCAAGCCCAAGCCAGGCTCCTGTACTACCTGGCTTCCGTACAAAGGCCCAGGCCCTGCTGGATCCACACTTGGGCCTGCACCGGCTGGCGGCTTACCGACAGACGCAGGCGAAGAATAACTTGCTATAAGGCCTTCAAAGGGATCTGGCATAGACCTGCGAATAAATATGTCTCTGTCAGAAAACACAACCTGTGATTCGAGTTGGGGTGTGTCCTCTTGTGTTCTGGGTTCGATGTTATTTTGTAAATCTGCGTACCCTGCGTATTGTGACTCATACAAAATGTTGTCATCGTAGAAAGAATAGTATTCTGGTTTAAATCGGCCTTGTGACAGAAGATACTCACCGTAAGGAGTCATCTTAATATCAAGAACTTGTTCTTTTTTATCTAAAAACTTCATTGATCAAAGTCTCCTCGAATTTCAACTTCTGCATCTATCTTTACCATCTCAACTATAGAGAAAAAGTCATACGGCCAGTTGTAACTATAATCCAATTCTTTTGTTCTACCAGCAACTTCAAATTCAAACTTGAATCTCTTATCATCTAAACTATCGCCATGCTTTGATGCAACCTTTGAGAAATAGTTTTTAATTGCCTTCTGCTTAACTTTAAAGACCATCCACTGAACTTTTGTCGGCAAGCCATCAGCCCCCAACAACTCTTGCTCTAAGAATTTATGATTGATTGAAGCCTGCTTTTCTTGTACCTGATTTATTGACTTGGGAGGGAGGTTTTGCCATATGTGGGTAAGGTCATCTCTATCAAAATTGTGCTCAAATTCAAAAACGTACATGGCGAACGGCTTTATGTGCTTAGATGTAATAAAATCCATCCTAGGTGGTAAAACATAGTTTCGTAGTTTATTGACCATAACCTGAATTGAATTATTTTCATTTAGCTCATTGTCCATCGCCATAGCAAATGAATGTTCTGGAATACTGAAGAACTGCTTCTTTGAGCCAATGTCAATAAAAGGAACTGCTATGACCGCTTCTTTGACAGTTTTGTTGGCAGCAACTTCGCCAAGTCTACGAGGCGTTTGGTCAAAGCCCATTAAATCAACAAGGGATCTAACGTTTCCGTTGTTATAGAATGTGTCACTTACGCCTGGATGGGCGTCTAGCCAGTCCTGAGGTATGTCTGTGACTTGCAAGAAAATACCTTGCTCTGGGCTTTGAGGCGGCAGACCGAACTGATGCCACATACCTCTTGGCACTGATTCGGAGGCATAAGTGGGGATAGTCAAGTTGTTTTCTAAGTCAACTAGCGAATCTCCAAAGTTAAACATAGGGGTCTCCCATTTAGGCTGAATAACATGTGCTATATGGTTTGCCTCTGGGTCATCACTTACAGCAAGGGCTTTCCCTGTAACCGGGTCATAGGTCACAGATTTTATTCTTGCCCTACCATCAGTTATAATAGTGTCTTGTAAATTTAGTATATTATTCCTTAAACTTGTGGGATTGGATGCCGCATCGTCTGCATAATACCCGCCATTGTTGCCTGGGTTGAGCGTGTTACCTACACGGTCAAATCTTATTTCCAGGGTGCCGTCTATCCCGCCCAGTATCTCAGCTAATGTGTATTTCTTTGTTTCAGTAGCAGTGAACTGAACGTCGAGCCAAGCTTCGCCATGATAGTAGGGAGGTGTTGCAACCCAGTTGTATCCACTGTAGCTGTCCAACATCTGTTGCTCATAAGTTCCATCGTGATCCGTGGCGGCTGTGATAGCATTACGGCCTGTCACGGCATGGAAGAATGCAGATGGCCTGCTGTACATTGTAAATGTTTCGCGAAGATCAGTTTGCAGTGGGTTATCTTGAGGTAATTCTAAGCCTACTACATCTGCTGACGAAGAGCGTGCCATGTTCATACTGCGATACATCTTCACACGCATATTATAAACAGAGCCACTGATCGCGTTTCCGAACCTTGGATCACTTTCTGGTAGCGAAGTAATTGTAGTCATATTCCCTTGAGGCAGGAAGAATTCTGGTACCTCTCCAAAGAAATTATGTGCCATCATACTGTACAGAGGATCGCCGCGACCATTCCACGATGCGGTTATATTTAACGACGCGCTAGGATGTGGGGCCATGTCTACCAAAGGCACCTCAGTAAGATATTTTTCTGGCTCAACGGCAGCCTCAAAGTCAATCATTCTAAACTTACTGCCATTAGCACTAGAACTAATTGCATAGTAAGAGCCAAGCTCTTGCACCTCATAACTTGCTGTCAACACAGGATATGGAACCCCGATACCAGACTTAATAGAATTGTAAACGACGCCAGGAGCGAACATTGTCTCCAGAAATGGTCGCATCTTAGCATTTTCAAGTGTCGAGTCGGTTCCCGTATACTCTACAAATTTGGCGTATGAAGATGAGAACTGGGTTGCCATCTGCAACGTTCTCTCAGCAGGATAAAATCCGTTGTATGGCAAGAATTTCATTAGTGCTTTACAAGTAAGAGTTATCGAATGGTCTGTCGCGATCTCAGAGTGCTGCTTTTTAACAACATCAAAATATTTTAAGAAGTCGCTGTTTGAATAGACATTGTAGAACTGCTCCTGTGAACTGTCTGTCGGGAAATCAGACGACACGGTAGCACCAAAAATATCAAAAGAAGCAGTATTTTCGACATGAAAATCGCCACTATTTGTTGATATATAATAAGCCATGTGATCGCTGATACGGAACTCTGGAACTACCGAATAATCTTTATTTCTAACTCTTAGCTCCTCTGCATAGTCGCTATAGGAATCGTATGCAGGTACTTGCCTGTTTGCCGAGCTTGTGACGAATACGCCGTTTTCCATACGGCCAGCCATTTCCCCAGTTTGCCACTTGGCATTGCCGCCCCCAACATTAACAAAGCCAAATATCTCTGTGCCTGTCCCTGCGGCTGAACCTGCATTTGTTATAGATATACCGGAGCGTGCGGTTAGAGAGGCTGTTGTGGCAACCCAATGCTTGAGAGCATAAAGTGCCGAAGCGGTTATCGCTGTCTTTGTTCCGAAGTGCCCTTGGGTAGAATAGTTCTGAAGTTCTCCCGTGGGGGTGGATGTAACATTTTCAGCCTTTAAATTGTCCTCAGCAGTCGGTGTATCCTCCCTAGAGTCCATAGCCCATATGCTATATCTACTTAGGCCTCCAAAACTAATTTTATTTGCTTTGTTGGTAGTTCTAGTTGTTCTGTCAGAATGCCAGTAATTAATTGTATAGCCTTCTCTTTGGCGGATTCTATTGTCGTATGCGTTCTTTTCGGCAGGATAGATTGTCTCTGCATATCTTAAACCAACAAACTGACCGTCGTATAGACCCACTGCCTTATCGTACATTTGTGAATCGGGAGTCCCTGCGTATCTTTCGTTAAGATCAAGATTCGAGAAGTATGAAATATTATTAGCATATGTTGATGATAATGATAGTCCTTTGAAACGCTGGACAATTGGTCTGTACTTTGAGATGATCGGAGACTCGCGGTATTGCGTGAAATTGCCGTATCTTTGTTTTGGCAATACATTACCATCAGATGAGTACGTTTGCTTGTCCTCGTCCTCTACAGAAATAATATGACTTTCTCTAAGTGCCTGTGCAACAGGGTGATCATATCCTCTTATTTGCTTCCATGTGCCGTAGCCATAGACATAGCCACGGTTGTAAAAAATAGCTGGCGAGACTCCGCCTAGAACACCATCACCGCCAGCGTCAGGCAAGAATCCTATGGACTGGTCTGCATCGACATCTACCTTAACATATGGACTGTCTATTTGTCCAGCAGCCGTCCCCAAAGGGAAGCCTAAAATTTGTGCTGATGCAGATACCGGATCTCGTATTATAAGACTTAGTCTTGAAGGCGAATCAACCAATCCTGTTGTAGCGCTTGCTGAATATTCGCTTTGTGCATTAAACGTAATTGCGTTTACATAACCGGCAGAAGTAGAGACCTCAAAATCTCTTGGCGCATAGCCAAGCATAGTTCTGCCGCTAGCACGAGTACCGCCGATAGGAGTTGACTCATACGATGAAGTAAGCCAAGCGTACTGCAAGTCGCTCTGCGGGATGGGGCGGGTTATGAAAACATTATCATTAACGGACGCAGTGGCGACAGTCCCTAGATCACCTGTAAATGCGTTATTGTATTTTATCTGGTTGAGGGTGTTTCTATTTACCTTATGGAAGTTGGCAACTCCGGAGTAATCTGTTGACGCTACCGTAACACCTGGTTTAAATCCAAACTGCGAAGTTGAGGCTGACAGTAAAGTTCTAAGTGGTGCCCTGACTAGCAGATTCCTAAACGGTAGTACATTATATACACTGAACTGCGATGTTGCAACATCCAAGCTACCGTGAGAGGTGTCTGGCCCACCAGGTGACGAGAATCTTGTTATCATCATATGATTAGAGCCTGAGGGGTGTAGTATTTCTCTATCTGCGATGCCATCAACATGAGTAGATGTTATGTTTGTAACTGCAACGCCTTCATTGGCAACAAACTGGCTGTCTCCACCAACCTTGCCAGCAACCTGCACCACCTCTCTGATATTTGTATAGTTTCCTAATGTCTCACTACCGGTGGTTATCTGTAGGTTTTCGATGTTAACCGGTCTTTTAACTTTTACGTTTCTCGTGAAGACAGAGTATGGTCTTGTTGCACGAGGCCACTCACCGTCGTTCATACTCTGAAATCTAATACCTGTTGCAGTTTGTTCAGCATAAAAACTCTCTGCCCTAGTTGAAGCGTCGTCAGTACCGTCTGAAACACTTTGGTGTCTTGATAGGAAACCCCCCACGAATTTTTCAGTGAATGGGGTCTGCATCGGGATTTCCCCGCCTAAGTGATAAGACTCAAATGAATGTATATTAACAGCTTGGAAATCTGTAAAGGCGGTGTTGTAGCCAGTATCTAGACCACCACTTAAATATCTGACAGGGTGATAATTTTGTGCCTTCACACCACTAAACGGAACAGAAACAGAGCCCTCAGAGTAAGTAAAATATTTCTTGTGCATGGGGTGAATAACATCGTTTATGTCCCTGATAGAATCATTGTCTCTGATCAGAGTAGAAACAGCATCCCCGTATCTTTTTGTGTACGAGTCCATGAAAGCACCAGGCCTGGTCATTGGCGGCAGGTTAACACCACCATGAATAACTCTGCGACCTGTGCCAAACCTTGATGCTTTGTCCTGCACAACCGATTCAGCTGTTATTTTGTAAGGTGTAGTAAACCTTCTGTTTCTAGCGTTTCTCTTGGAATTTATTATAGCTGCTCTTGTAGCATTTACCCCAGCATCGCTTGAAGACAGAGCAGGGTGAGTGGCGCTAGCATACTCCCAGTACAGGGTCTGCTGGTTTAGTTTACTGTCACCACCAGTAAAGTCGGTCTTCGTTGTATTAGCTATATCCTCTGTTATTGAAGTGTTGCCTTGTGCCCCCTCTATAGCCTGTGTGAGAGTAATAGATTGATTATCATTGGCCTCCGTTGGAACAGCGGACACTAAAATTTTTCCAGCATGCCCGTTTGCATGTTCTATTGCTGCCTTGAGTGCAACCAAAAATCCATTTTGGGTTATTTTGGATCCACCCGTCAGCGCAGCACCGATTGCTATTCCACCGTCCTCATCTGCCCCTGCGGTCCCTGCGCCTGTGTCTGTATTTTCTGAATCGCTTAGGACCGTACCAGTCGCCACACCACCATTAGTTGTGTCCGTAAGCACGTATCTTTTGGTTGTACCATCGGTGGATGTTAGCGTAATGTGTTGTTTTTCAGTCATACCATTAGGCGCATCTCCATCGGCAACGGTAACAGTGGCTGTAGCTTTGACTAAAATTGGAGATTGGGTGAATCGATAATTTGGCAGTTCTTCTGGTACAAACCTGCTGCCGCCCTCAAGTCCTGCTTCGAGAACAAATGCTGCGTTACCACCTAGTTTGCCTGCCTTTAGTTCTATTGTAGGAAGTTTGTGTTCGTATTTATTTCTTTCTAGAACGTGACTTTCTACCATAGTACGAACATCTTCAGATGTATTTGCAGATGCGGGGATAAGCTGTCTAAGGATTATTGAGAGAGATGAATCGATCCATCTGTAGAAATCAATATACTTGTCGAGGTCGGGAACGTTCTCTACATTCTCAAAGAATAAGTTTCTTAACTTAGCTAAATCTTTATATTCTGCTCTGTATTTGTTAACTGGCTCTCCAATTAAATTATTAAAACCAACAATCGTAGAGAACATGTTAAGCATTTCTTCAGAGATTGTCTGATACATGCTCTTTTCGATAGCGAAAAAGTGGTTAATAGTTCTGCTGTCTCTGTCGAATGTTTCGTCATCAAAGCTCATGATGTTGGTCATATCATCGCTTGTGACAACCTCGGGCGGCTGCTGCTTGGCAGCCTGTATGTATTCATGAGACACTACATCAGTTGAGCTAACAGGGAAATGAAAGCCGCGCCCAGTGTGTTGGTTACCTAAGGCATCTCCTAGGACAGTCGTTGGGTATCTTGTTCTCTTACCTATTGAGCCAGACGTAAAATCATTTACCAAAAACTCTCCGGATGCATCTGAAGTAGTAACATCTCCAAAATCCCAGTGCAGCGACAAGGTTTCAATTTTGGGTATGTAGTGCCCTTGTGTCGCTTCATCATATACATAAGTGCTTTCATACGGCCTTAATACACCATACGAGTCAGTGTTTTTGGCGTGAGCCTGAACTTCTTCGTTGGTTAGTAAGGATTCCCAGTGACGAATGGATGAAATTTTTACATCTGACTTGGTTACAACGGAGCCAGTAATGTTAGTTCTTTGAGCGCCCGCATAATATCTTCTTGGGCTAGTGTAATAATGGTGAGCGCTAGTAACAGCCAGTGTAGTGCTAAGGGTGAATTCATTTTTCACCACGCCTAGTTCTACATTGCAACCATAAAGCTCTATATCTACGTGAGTTGTTGTTGCCGAACCACTAACATAGTCAGCTTGCGACCCACTTGCAGGGGAAGTTTTGATAGCAAAATTCCATTTGGTATCATCATACACATCCTTGTATGTGTCGCTTGTTAGCCTAACCGTTCCCTCTGGGTTCTCCAGGGCGAAATAAGCATCTTTAGAATCTTCCGAAGGTTTTACAGCGTAAAGGCGCAAACTCTTTCTAGCCGATGTTGTGCCAAGTTCGTCAAAATCTTGAATACTAACGCTAGTGTTCACCTTCTCCCAGCCAAATATGGAAGAACTTAGAAAGTTGGTTGCAAAGTAATTTTCATCCGACTTTTCAAACTTTTTGGGGAACAAGACCTCTGCTTCAACTGTCCTAGATCTTCCGACGTTAGTGTTCGAGCCTGAAACGTAAGTTACATCTAAGGTGTTAGCATTTGAGCTGGCTGTTTGATGGGTAACAACCGCCTCAAACCTGGTTGGGTGGTTAAAGTCTACGTATCTTTTCTTTACAACGCCCGTTCTAAAATTATCTCTGAGCTTGTGGGTTACGTTGTTACCGTATAGGTTAACCTTGATAAGCTCATCATCTACACCGTAACATCGAATAACATTTCTAAAAGACTTCTCTGTTCCCTTTGACTTATAGATATAGACAAGATTGTTATAGATGTTTTGATAAATAAGGTTCTTAACTTCTGACAGGTCCTTATCATAAAACTCGGTCTCACTTTGGCCTTTTATTTGTTCAAGAACAGAGGCATCTACAAACGCCTCTGGCGCAAACATGCCAGAAGACTCTAGTAGCCTGCCAGAGAATGGATATGGTTTTGCGCTAGAACTTAAATATTCAATATCCTTAAGTCTTGGCATCTCAGCGATCTGTGTATGTAATTCATCAAAATAACTTGCTACAATCTGTGTTAGGTTTAATATCTCACCACTATTGTCGTCATCATCCTCTATGATCCATGTTGGTAAGGTGTAATATATTGAGGAGTTATTTTGATAATCGTAAGCCGACCCGCTGAGAACAAGCTCAGCCCTTTTGGCGGACACTGAAGGGTGGCTTGCATAAATAATCGGATCCTCTATCTCAAAAGGTGCTGCGCTCGCTGAGACAATTGCAGACCCAGTGCTTCTAGCGCCTGAGCCTGGGTAGTTAAACCAAGTTCCGTTTGTTATTCTCCCAGAATAATCTAGAACCGTAGAATCAGTTGTTGTATCACCAGTAATGCCTTCATTAAACTTAAAATAGACGCCTAGTTCTGTGTTGGATATATCTGTATTTGTGCCGCCGTCAACATGTCTAAAGTAGTTCTTTGCTACCTCTTCGTGTGTTCTGTCGACCTTCCAGTACCTAAATTCATCTAGGGAAGCTGATAGTTTGGCCGCACCAGCTAGATCAACTCCATGATAAGCATTGCCGGAAGGGGCAGTCGTCAGAGCACCTATTCTAGACCTTAACGCACCAGTTACTTCCAGAATATTTAGTGACAAAGGGCCTAATGTCTGCTTTCTTACACCATTAACATATGCGTCAATTGTAGACTGCCCAGCATTGTTCTTGAACGTAAAAGCATAGTGTCTCCAAGTTCCATCAGATACTTGTGCCTTGGTTAGCCCGAGATCAAAGTTTACATCATGAAATCCAGTAGTACCAGACATCAAGTTGAATCTAAATGGCGCAGTATTAGGTGAAGTAGCACCAGTCAGATAAAGTGTTAACCTACCATAAGACGGGTTTTCACTACCTGTTGTTTCCCCGTTCCATAAATCAAAAATAACTTCTTTCTCAGTTAACGAGTCAACAAACTCATCCTTTTTTAACCAAAACTCAATAGTTTGTCCTTTAGTCCAATCAAATTTAAGATTCGACTCTCTTGTGCCCTGCTTTCCTAGAGATAGAACCCCCTCTGTATCGTAGATATCTGTGTCGTAAATATTTGATGCAGAAAACTCAGAATGTACTGTTTTGCCTATCATCCCATTTGAAGAAGTGTTAGGGCCTCCGTAAAATTCAATGTATTCTAAATCGCCAGAGACGCCCCAACCCTCTGTCTCGCTAGATTGCGTCCCCCAGCCATCAGATGATAGTATCACATAGCCTGTTGTGGTTGGGTATTCGTGGTCGTAGATGTATAGGTCTAAATAAGATGAGCTATTGTGGAACTCTTGCTTCTCAGCAGAAGACCCGTCATAAGGATATTCATTGGTAATTCTATCAAATGATGTTTCATAATACTTTTTAGCAGAACCATAGCGAACAAAGTTTGATGCGCTTGCAAAATCTACATTTGGCACAAACCTATTTTTGTCAGATACTTGAGCACGTATATTTCGGTATGACTCAGCATCTTGGCCAAGAGTGTCAGGGTCAACCGAAGAAAGTACTTTGTACGACTTGCCCTTATCAAAAAGATTCTTACTACTCATTTTTCAACCCTGAACTTAAATACCTCTGGCTGTTCAACCCAGTCGCCTATGGAATTATTATAATAAGTAAATTTAATGCCGTACATGTAATCCTCTTGTAGCATTGACATATCAAGATCAAAGTAATTTCCAGATACATCGTAACTCATTGCTGTATGGAGATCGCTTCCAGTACCATACGGAACAACATCAAGCTCGTCTATCACTCTAAATACTTTGTAAGAGCCACTCTCTATCTCTGTGCTCTCGGCTGCCCTTGAGGCTACGTTATACACCGTAGGACACCAATCCTTCTCTCGAACAAACACTCTAAATCTGGCTGTTTCAGAGGTTGAGTACACTGGCTTTAAGTTTGTTATATTAGTTACGTATTTATCAGACGGGGCTGTTTCGTAAGAATCAACTGTGGCTGGCGTAATGGAGCCAGTGTGGAACTGAACTGTGGCCTGCGAGGCATCGGCTATTGAGTCCCCACCTTGGAACCATACATCGTACACGGTCTCTAGGGGTGTTGCAGCAGCGGTCAAGGCCACGCTGGCGGTGTAGATGCCTGTAGAATAGTGAGAGCCCGTCACGACCCTTCTGCGTTCATTCGCCGTGACATGTGTGCCGTCCACTACAAGCTCAAGCGCACTGCCTGACGGTGCCGAATCATCCGATGAGCCAGAGAAGAAGCTTACATAAATATTTCCTGTGCCAATGCCGGGAATGTCTCTTAGCTGCCCTCTGAAATAATTGTAGAGGTAAATCTTATTTAGATTTTCGTCTGCCGTTGCAAGAGAGCTAGAATAAATGAAGTTGCCTCTGTTGTCTAGGTCTCTAGAATCCCAACGTGCCTCAAGGACAGGACGCTTAAAAAAGAATTCCGAGCCACGAGCAAAAAACTTTTTAGTATAAAAAGATCTAGACTCCGATTCATGACTAGAGGAAAGCATAACGCCAACACCGTAGTTATTTTTGGAGCCTAAAACATTTCCTCCGCTGTTTAACCACTGTTCCACAAGCGTGGTTATGTCAATCTCCAAATCTTCTGTTCCCTCATCGAATGTTTGTGTAAACGATGATGACAGATCTGTGTCTGGATTGGCGTAATCGCCGCCTTCTGTAGCCCATGCGCCTCGTCCACCGGTAAAGTTGGTGTTACTAAACCACGGACCAGCCCCACCACCATCAACACATGTAACAGTTGTATTCCCGCCTAATCCTGCTGTTGCTTGGGTTATAGTCACTACGGCACCGTCAGACGTGGCCGAGAAGAGAGAGTGGTGATTTATAGCTGTTGCAATCAAGGCTGCCTGGGCCGTGGTACTGGCACCGTTGTGTAAGGCGAATAGCACGGCATCGTCCGCAGATGTCGAACCAGCCGTCGATACTGCTGTAACTGTTGAAGACGTGGGAGAGTCAGAGTCGTTTAATGCCAATATGACCCTCGATCCATTGGTTGCATCCAAAATAATTACATCATCATTCTCAATAAATCCCTCGTTAAGGACAGTTATTGTTGCGGTTGCTGCTGCACTAGTGCTAGACGCATTGGCCCAACTAGACCCTGTTCCGCCTACTGTAGAGTCTGTATAACCCTCCATATCTAACCCATAGCCCTCTTCCCACTCTTGGGTAGCGACAGACCCTGTAATTGCTTTGACTTCCATAGTATAATTCTTGGGCAGAGTCTGGCCATGCTTAGCGTTGAACATCTTCAGGTAAAATGATACACTTCCGCTTGCTGGGATATCACCAGCAGTCCTGTCCGCCGCCACATCTGTGGTGTCAAATTCAATCAAAACCCTAGCTAATTCAGAGGTTAGCCCCGAAGAAGAGGAAGCCTGCCCGTAGATTGAAAAAACTTCTAGCACATCTGATTGGCCCATATTAGAGCCAGTGCCCCTGGTTGTCAAGTTAGATTTAAAAGCATTTGTAATTGTGTTGTCTTTTGAAGCAAAGTATCTTTTTATAGCCATTACGAAATTGCTCCTGTTATGTCAGAGTCTGGGAACTTAAGCTCTATTGCAACGTTCAAAGGCACTGATAAATACCTTCCATCAGCGGAAAGCGCCTCATCCACATCAAATTTTGTATTTGAATAGCTAGAACCTGTTTTTCTAACGACGTTCACTCTCTTAGTGTCTATAACTCCGTTCACCTTATTAAGAGCGCTGTATATATCTGTTAGGTACAGCGGCTCTCCGATAAATGGAGTCACAGCAAACTTGTCTCTTATCGCCTGCGAACAATCAGATAAAACCTGAAATCTGTTGGTTTCTTCGTCCACTACGACTTCAAATTCAATTCCAATATTAACTATTTTTGCATCTAATATATCAATTGTATCACTGATCATCTTGTTTCTGCCGAGCCAAGTTTTTATATTTTCTTTAATAGTGCTGTTGGTGGTAGCAAGCTTTCCTGATGCGTCTTCTGACACAACATATAAGTTTAAGTTTCTTCTAAGTGAGTCAGGATCTCTAATGACGCGGCATCTTTTGATGGAGCCAAACTTCTCTGGCATCGCGTAGACCAGTGCCTCATAGTCTTGCTGTGTAACAGCACGGTTTTGTGTAGCAAAGTGGTCTATTGTTCTTCTCCTCAACTCCTCGGACGATGGAAGGGTTGTATCACCAACAATGGGCTCACTATTAAATGACTCTAAAGAGTTGACAACCGAAGATACCGAGGCATCATTCAATGCAGAACGATCCACAAATTCAACAATTGGTCTTATGACCTTAGTCACAGAACCAGCAGATGCGTTTACATTGGCTGCCGTGTTCGTTCTGTAGACAATTGTTAGTGTTGTGTTCGCGGGCGCTACACCAAACTTGTCAGTGTTTAGAAGCTTATATGGATCAAAAGACTTATCAGTTATGTAGTCTCTGCCATTTAATTGCAGAACAACATTCTTGGGTTCTGCAACAGAGGGGCTAGTGATCTCCGTTGGTCCCCCATAGCCAAACTGAAGGAATATGCTATTTCTAGTCCTTTCCACGACAAACCTTCTGGGAACTATCATGGGTCGCAAGATTGATGGAACCGTATCCTTGTTATCACCCTTGTTAACCACCTCTTTATAAATTGTGTTTTGTGATAAGTGCTCAACTTCAAAATACTCATTGCCCTCCGAGTCGCGCACGGATAAGACCTCAGATATATTTGGAGACGAAAGTTGGATCTTCTTGAACCTCTCAAAAGAGCCAACCGTGATTGTTTCGTTACCAAAGATACCTGAAACTACTCTACCATATGCTCTAACAGCATACGAAGTCGGCAAACCTGTGGCAGAATCTGTCCTAGCTGCGACTACTTCGTTGGAAGGGTCATCAAATCTTACATCTTCATCCAAAATAAATGTGTTTCCAGAGGTTGAGGACAACTCACTACCCTTTTTGAGAACTGGAAAATATGCTGTATCCGGCCCCAAGCCAGAGGTACTAGCTGGTATAATCGCATATATCGCCACCGTCCCGTAGGAGGATGGGTTCGCTTTGTACTTGTACCCGGACTGTCTGGATAGTCTAACTATATTGTTGTACTCTATGGCCGTGTCCATAAATGATTCATTTACACTGTAATCTAAGTAAAATGAAAGGATGTCGCCAATATAAGCAACTGTGTCTATCATTAGAGCGCCAAAGGATGCTTCATTAAAATCTTTGTAGGTATCTGGGTAGTACCTTCTGGCGTGCTCTAGAAGGTCTCTTTTAATTGACTCAAACTCTCTACTAGTATATTTTATTGGCGTCTTGCGAGATGGCATCTAAAATGGCTCCCAGTTCTTTTAATAAATAGTAATTGGATTTAATTTATTGGTATTTCTAAGACATCTCCGATGTTTAGTCTCTTTATGTTATATTGTATAGAGACACCAAGGAAATTGTCCGATACTTCACTATTGTTAACCGGAGAATTAAATATAATTTCTCCAACCTCTATGTAAGGTAAATACTTTGAAGCCTGCTCCCGTACCCTGGCATCAATTTGCCCATGCGTAGAAGCAGTATTATTTTCAAACATATAAGCTAAAATACCAACTCCAAATTCAGGGTCCATGATCCGCTCCCCTGGGTTTGTAAGAACAAGCATTTTGAAATTCTGCTTAGCCACTTCCTTGATTGTTTTATTCAAAGTGTAGCCATCATCCGGGTCTAGCGTGAGCGGCAATTTCGGTGAAAATCCTGACATATTACTCATCCTCCTTACAAGGGGGCGGCCTCAATGAGCCCCACTGCCACCATTTAAGCTTCAGTCCTGTATCGTTCTTTGGCCTTGATATGTCTACAAAGGCCTCTGGTGGGGTTAATTGATTCCTATCCTTATAGAAGTAATTAGTATTACATGATGATTCTAGTAGTTGTCTGGCGACTTCCTTAGATTTATGGAATGAATTAGAAGCACCTTCGTTTCCACGCCAAGTATTCATACCACCGTTTTTACCAAACCCTATCCACCTGCCTCCTCCTGAGCCGTCGCTCTTAGCAGCCCAGCCGTCGCTGACGTTTGCCAGCGAAGGCACAAAAGCGTTGGAAACGTACACAGCATATAATGACATGTATCTGGCGAGCGGGAACACATGCTTAAACGTCATTTTGTATTCAGGTGTCTCAATTAATAAACAAATAAGATCTTGTAGATAATCTTGATAGTGCTGTGGAGAATAACTATCTGAGTGTGTTCCTCCAATATGCTTGTTGACTTGGACTTCTACAGACGCTATGGGTATTAAATGCTTAAACTGCTCTGCGAACGCTTTAGATGAAAATGCCACGTTGTCATCGATGGTATCAGAAATTGAGTCAAAGCTCACTGAGTTCCGATCTGCTTGCGTAGGGACATACGATAGTCTTAGGCCAAAATACAATTCGTTGTTAAAAACATTGTAGTTTTCCCCTGCGAAGCTGTCTTGCCAGTCAAAAAGGTTAGCAACACTACCATATGGATGAACCACTTCTGATCCTCGATAGCTAACATACCTTTCTAGTACAAAAGGCCAGTTTCTTGCATCAAATGAAAGCGAATCAAGTGGGTGTGGCAACCCTCCAGCTAGGCCATATGTTGTGTAATACCCTATTGTAGGAACATCTACTGGGCCATTGTCTGATTTGTTATTAACCGCTCCTGCGATATACGGGATGTCTGTCACTATAGATGAGCCGCCTGGTATGGGGATTTCAGCCGGAATCCTATTTGGAGACGTAATCAATAAATCGTCTATTGTGTCCACTGGATACGGGACTTTGGTTGGCAGAGATTCGTTTAAGATTGAAGCCATGCGTGTTATCTCTTCGCCGACATACCTTCTTAGGATAGTCTTACAATTATTTATTATTGACGTTTGGCTCATCATGCCACGCCAGTTTTCTAGTTTTTCTTCTCTTACATCTTTTAGCTTACGATTTCTAGGGGACACATACCCAGCCCAGTTGTTTTCAATAAAGCTATATATGTTTCTCAGAGCTTGAGACTCTGTTTCTGAAACATCGGTTAAAATTTTATATTCTATCTTGGAGGTAAAACATTGAACAACCTGCTCTAGGAATAGATAATAATAGTCTTTATAATCTTCCCGGTACCTTCTGCCACGCCCAGAGTTTATCAGCCCCTCTTCCATCATTTCAATAATGTACTCAGAGACTAAATTAGTATAGTTATCAGGATACTTAGGCCTCAAGAAGTAAAAAACAGGCAATGATTTTAACATAAACTCTGACAGGTAGATCCTTATCGTGGTGTATATTAAAGATTCGTTAAGGGCTACTGCTGCCGCAGGCAAGACTCTTTCAAATGGGGCCTCTATGATATTTATAACATCACCAGCAGCACGAGACAGCCTCTCATCATCAGATATCTTATCAACTAAATTGCCTGCCACTTCCTTAAGTTCATAGAAGTTTGGGAACTTAGCGTTTGCTTCTGTGTCCTCGCAAGCGTTAAACTCTGGTACTATGGAGTTAGCTATCCTAAGAAAGCCAGATTCCTCGGGCTCTCTGATATAGAAAGGAGGATTTGCCTCGGAACCTCCGTACTTCTCTATGGCAGCCGCCAGGTCTAATTCTAAATCAGGATCTTCGTGAAAATATATAACCTCTGGTATTGAGTCTTGGTCAAAGCCGTAATCAAATATATCAACCTTAGAAATATCTTCAGCTAACTTTCTTAAAAAGCCCTCGTTGATATAGTTAAAACCTCCTGAGCTATAGCGATCATATAGGCTGTTACCAATTAACCCAGGGGTTTCAGACACTTCTTTAAATATGCCCTCGATAAACGTTCCCCACATATCCGCTGGCGTATTTACATTGCCAGAGCCGTCTACAACAAAATCTCTCATATATGCCGAAACATCCTCAGGAACTGGATCTTCACCAACAAAAAATGTTTTTGTGTCGGTCACTGCCCCAGAGCCGTCGTAATCCATTGACATTTCAACCTTTACTCTGTACGAATCATAGTCATAAGAGGATCGACCCTCAGGATAGTTGTCTTCTGGGTTAGGGGCGTGGTAATCATAGAAAACGTTTATTGCAAAACCCTCTTCTTCATTATAATCTTGCCATGGCAGAATGACGCTGTAGGGGTTTGATTTACTAAAAGATACCGGCAGTGTATTTAATGTTTCCTGTAGGTAACCTGCAACCTTATCTGGAAGGCCACCAACGGCAGGTGGGCGTCCCTTGGTTTCCGTGGCACCACGCTCTTCTCTGATGTCTTCATCGTCCTCTGCATCAGGCTGCGAGCCATCAGCTGACAATGGATTGAACAAGAAGGGCAGCCAGAAAAATTTAGCTGCATCATCCGTGTATTTTATAGGCCCCTGAACCCACTCGTTGTGATCCTCGGGGGTGTCAGCGCCCGCAGCCCATTCATCGCGAGGAGGGTGTGCCCTAGTCGCCCTAGAACCATAAATGTTAAATACACTAGGTCCAAGTATGGACCTCTGGAATCCTAAGTGCTGAGCAAGTCCCCTACCTCTAGAGTCTGCGAGACACATATTAAGAAATCCTCTTCTACCTATAAGATCATCAGTGTATTGAACGGTTAAAGCATCATACATTGAATCAAAGGCCGAGGTCATACTTATAGAAGTTGCAGGATCAATTGCAGGTAATAGGCTTGGCTCGTCAGGATTTTTAGGATCCTTAACTATGTTTGGTAGAAGGTTATCTAGCACCCCAGTGTGAAGTAAATCTGTAAGGTCTTCCAAGTCAGCTATTGTCCTGTCCCTTAGCTGGCATAGTTGATCAACAATACATTCTTCATCAACTCCCTTGTCTCTCAGAGCTTGCGCCCTGGTGTCTCTAAAGAGTGCGAGCAAGCCAAGGTCGTCACAAACTTCCTGGCTAAACGGAAGGTCTAACGGATCGACAGTACAGAGCATATCTAAATCAATAAAGACAGCAACCGATTTAAAGAAGTCGTTTATCGAGTCCTTGTCGTTAAGACACTCGGCCAAAGGTGCGGTGAGTGGATCAATTTGTATAATCTGATAAATGAGGTCATAGATGTTATCTGACGCCTGTCCGTTTATGACATCTACCAACTCACATTCTGTGAGCACGGAAGAAATATTGTCAACAAATCTACCAACAGCCTCTGGGTCAGCTAAACAGTTAAGGGTGTTGGCAATATCAGCCAATGCGTTATCTAAATCTACTGGGTCTAGGTCGCCTGAGCACCCGGCTAACATCAAGTCTCTTAGGCCTGTAGGGTCTGTATTTATTCTTTGCTTACAGAGTTCTTCAAATATGATTTCTAGTATTCTTCGTAATATTAGTATTAGTAGCCTTCTGGCCAGTTCCTTAATAACAAGCAGGACATTATCTATTATTATATTACCGAACCCTGCCAAAGTTAGTTTTGGCATTTGCACTGTAGGCTGAGTAAAAGTAATTCCGTCCTGCAACTGGCATATATCTACATTAACGCCAGGAAGTGTAAGTATGTCACTTAAAGGTGGGTAAAACCTTGGCGGAGCAGCACAAAATTTATCCATCTTTTCCAATACCGAAACAGCTATAGAAGCTCCTGGGAAGCGGTCCAGAAGGCTGACTATCTCCTCAACTCCAAGGATGTCCTCCATTATTAAGTCCACTACAACTTGATTTAAAGTTGCATAGTCTTCAGCAGAAGGTGGGGGATAATCGACGTTTGCTGCTTGATTAAAGAACGTTGGACTCGCTGTTGGTGATGAAGATGCGCCAAGGCGTGTATATTTGCCTGCGCTTGTGTAACTATATGCTAACGTTCTGTCGCCCACAGCTTCAATCTCTACACCTTCATCATCTACTATCCTCACTGTTACTAAACTCTGCAAGAATGGCAGCACTTGCGGGGCTAGTTCACTTACCGAAGCCACTATAATTTGCTGCATTGCGGGCGACATCGAATTAATAAACTTAGCAAAGTTTTGGTGATCCATGCCCTTTATCGCTGCTCTTGTGATAATTTTAATAGAGTCCTCATAGCCAAGTGCGTTTAAGAGACAGTCAATAGCTGACTTGATCAGGTCAATAATACCACAATACCCAAGGTTATTTAACATGCCCCCATATAAATCTTCAATACTGTCCCATCTCCCATTTGCTATAAGCACCGGTAGGTCATTAATAATCCTGTCACTTGCAAGATATTCCTTTAATGTAAGGTCGATCATTTGCATGGCTAAGCTTTCTCTGTTTCTCTGCTCAAGGATCTTGCCATCCACAAGCAGGCAAGGGTCTTCCTTCAGTTGATCAAACAGTGCGTCTCTAATTGAATTTATCTGTGTCTTGGCCCATTCTCCTGGAGACTTTTTTGGTTCGTATGCTGATGCAGCAGATGGGCAACTTGCTTCTGAAAGTTTTTTGATGCCATCATTTCCGTCAACTAGCGGCGAGGTTAAATCATTTATATACATTTCCTCCATTTCTGGAAATCTATACTTCGTTAAAATATCATACCACCCAACTGGCTTTCTGCCTCGCATATCCTCATTAATATCAGGAAGTCTAGAGATGTATGCCATTGTTGTGGCGTTCTGGTTCTCCGGTCTCTCTGCAAAGGATTCAAAGCCCTTGCTTAACACGACAGGAGGTCTAAATGGCTCTTTAGTTTTAATATATTCTATCTTGTATTGAGAATCAAAGCCAATCTCTATTGTCTCTAGCTTTGTGTAAGTTAAGTCTGACTCACCCAGCAGCAATGATAGTTCCCTATAGAAGTTCTCTAACCTATTGCTATCTGCTGTTAAGTTGAGCCCTTTTATAATTTTACCAGTTTGCAAACTCCAATCAGCATAATCGTTTTCATAGTTCTTGAAATTTTTGGCAACCGTATCAAATATCCTCAATATCTCGCTTGTGTAAAACACAACATAACTTGGCTCCACACCGAAAGCTGTTTCAGAGGTTTGAGAGAATTGTTCTTGCTTTTCAGGGATTCTATTAAATTCTTCAGCCCTAACCGTGATAAGAATTTTTGTCTTTTCTAGCGGCCTTGGAGAAATATAAAATGTCTTAACTTCAGCAGTTCCTGTAAAGGTTAGCGCTTCTCTCTTATACCCTACAACTCCAGATATTAGTGCGTCCCTAGAAGAGGATATAAATTCTCCACCAGTTGAATTTATAAAAGTTGTAGTTTCTTCTTTGTTGTAATACGCAAGGAGTTTATCCATAGCAGCCGGGATAAAAGAATTAAGGTATTCTTGGCTACAGTCGGGAGGGTCAGCTAACATTACGATTGAATAATCGCATGTTCTTTGGTTTAAGAATGGTTCGCCCTCTGTTTGGTTTACCCAATTGGGAACATAAGCCTCTTGGTTAGGGAAGCATGTTTGTTCCGGCAATGCCTCAGGAGGTAGTTCATCTAGATCTGGACAATCAGAGGGCTTTGCTTCTACATAACCAATGTCCCCTGGGTCTCCTCCGGACGGATTGCCTGGGAAGTCATCAGGGTCGGGGTAAATGCAGCAACTTTCTTGCGTGGGGAGGAGTGGTTCGATTTCTCGTGTCCCGTCCGCTAATGCGCCAAATAACCGGGCACCCACAACATATTGCCACTCGCCGCAGGGGTGAGTCGCCGCTTTGTTATAATTATAGGCTCCTGGATCCATGCACCCTATAATACCATATGTTTTGTCTGGTAGCTCAGGGCCACCAGGTCCCGTTGGTCCTCCTCCGCCACCTCCGGGGCCGGGGTTTATATCAGGTGCGTCTGCATAGATACATATACATGTAAATTCATCCCATACGCCGCCGTCCTCTTCACATTCAAGCTTCCTAGCTTCGTTATTAACACACGGCTGTCCGTCGCCGGGGTCGTCTGTCTCATCAAGCCCAGAAGTATCAAATGGATTGTTTCCCTCTTCGTCGTCTCCTATACCACCATTACCCATAAATCATAATTCCTTTAATTTGTTTTATTATATCTTGATAAGAAACACATTGGACTCGTAGAAGAAAGATAATTATTTTTAAACCATGTCCCCAACTGTGTGTTTTTCTGACCAAATGCAATCACATGATTATTTAGTTGATCAACTATTTCTTGTGCAAAACTAGCTACCACTGGAATAGACGGTGTTGCATAAGCTGGCAACGCTCCAACAACTTCATGAGTGTGTAGTGCTACATAATTATTAAATTGCATCTGTGAATTTGTAAAGTTCTGAACGAGCACGGTTATATCTCTAATCTGCTCTACCAATTCATTTAGTGTCATCATTAGATTTTCGCCTTTGACCATTGGCTGCAACCTGTTAATTGAATATATTGGAGGGTCTTGTGTGCCTTTCCAGCCTGAGCTGCGAGGCGGAATCATAGGATTTATGACATCAAATTTGCCAACCTTGTTATGTGCAATTAGATGTATGCCTCTTTCTGGGCCATCACTCTGTATTTTCTCGCCTCTTGAATTAAACTCTCCGAACCTTCCCTTAACGTCTCCTATCATTGTCCCGGCGTTAAAAGGTGTCCTAGCGTTTGTATAAATCCTTACGCCTTCCCTCCCAACTATTCTTACAGAGTCAGACTTTATTGCGATTGCCGCCCTGTTCTCAGACGGCGACACTCCAACGTCCGGATCAGTAGAAAGATTCAAATATCTGTCTATGTCTGCACGATGCGATAAATAAATTCTCGAAGCATCAGTAAAAAAATTAGGACCTGTTACTCTCCTGTGCTCTGGGCTTGGTCCTCCGCTGCCTACCACAATGTCTATGGAGCCTGCTGATGTGCATCCACGTCCGCCATACCCGCTGAAATGACTGCGAGCGTTCCTGTCCCTGCCAAACACTATCCTGTGGCGTCCGTGAAGCTTCTTGTTGCTAGGGTATACAGTTTCACACTCAGCGCTGTCAAACTGTACCTGAGGCTCTTTCAGGGGTGTGCAGGCCTGTCCCGGTAAGACAGCCTTCTCCCCTGATTGGATCATCTTATAAGCTTTATCATCTCTTTCTTTTGCTTTCTTCAGGTCTAAGCCACTAAAGCCTGAAAAATCTCTGCAACTTTCATTGGCCATTCATATCTCCTAAGCTCACAACTCCCGCATCCGGTGTAAATGCATTTGCAGCACTGACTTCGTCACCCGGTGTTACTTCAGTACCATCGTTGACAAGCCCTATATAGGTGCCATATTTAGTATTATTCATCGAAGGGAAATCTACTTCCACTATATTGCCTGGCTTTGGGAGAGGGCCAGCATCGCCCCCTGCTATCGCATAAAAAACTGGATGTAAAAGTATTGCTGCCTTGACATAACTTTCGCATCCTAGGCCCTGCGGGCCAGCGAGCAAAGGCTTTGGTATACTCTTGTGTAACTTGGGGATTCTAGCGATCACTTGTATTATAGAGCCCTCAGACTTCATCTCACCAAAGATCTCCCCTAGTGGGTTCTCAATCGCCGCAAGACATATGGCATTATAAGGCCCATCCTCTTTATCATCTGTAGCGGCGGCAAGAAAACCACTAACAGCAGCGTTTAACTGTTGAATGTAGTCATTCTCGGTCACGCTATCTAATTTTATTGAGAACCTTTCATATGAATATGCGTTAAGGGTACCAACAGCGTTACTTTTTAATATTCTTTCCATTTCACTCATTGGTGCCCTCCTGAATAAGGCCAAACAATTCTTCCTTATCTTGGGCCGTTAAACCTACTTCTTTACTTTGATTTTTCTGTATGAGTGCCGCCACTTTGACTAATTGTTCGTTTGAGCGCTGTAGAGTTTCCACGTACTTAGATGCCGTAAGGCCGACTTCACGATGACGAGTTTCATCCTTACTCATGTAACGAACAACATCGTCCAGAAGCTCTCTCGTGATCTTCCTGTCGTTGTCTATATTCTTTATAGCCTGTTCTAAGTAGTGGTCTAGCTTTTTCAAAATTTGCCCTCTTCCCAACGATGCTTAAACACTCTGTATTTTGATCTTAATTTATTAAGATTGTTGACAACTTGCTTAGTGTTGAGTCCTGTGATCTCACGAATGTATAAATAAATAGCTTTCTTATTAAAAATTAAATTAGGATTATCTTTGTCTTCAAGCAAAATCTTAACCGCTTGGAGCACTTTTTCTTCATTTGCTTTAAGTTTCAGCTTCTCCCAGCCTTCTATCTCTTTCCACAAAAGATTCCAAAATTCTTCCTCTTCCCTCTTCTGTTCATATTTTATACGCACCGATGCATATTCTAATTGGTGATCGGCTGTCAATTCTTCTAGATCAACTTCCCTTTTGCTTTGTTGATTAGTTTTCTTAACTTTATGAATAAACCAATTTTTTGTTATTACACTGAAGTATGAAAAAGCTTTAGAACCCTTGTCGGGGTTGTACTTATGCAAAATGGTTGTTAGGTATATCTTGCACTCTTCTCTAAGATCCTCTATATTAGGAAGAGTTGTAAACTTATATGTAAAAACAATTTTATCAACCATCTCGTTAAAAGCTGGTTGTATATATTTGCCATATAAGATAGTCCTCTCTCTGGAGTCTGTGCTATTGTTGTATGCTATTATTGCGTCTTCATGTTCCTGCGTGAAGTATAGTCTTTTTGTGCGCTTACGCCTCTTCCTTGCCATCTAATTCCACCTCCTGTTCCGTTTCTGTTGGTTCTGAGAGGAGGAAGATTTCTTCGTAGCCCTCTAACTCTTCTCTTACGGCATTGGTGTGTTCCAACAAGTAAGACAGCGTAGGGTCTCCATAAAATCTCTCTAATTCATACACCTCTTTTAGGTGTAAGTTATAGGCAGATATCACTTCATACAAAAGACCAAGATTATCAGATAGATACAGAAGGTTACTTAGTGTATTTCTCGCATACCACATTAAGAATATGTTTAGTAATATAGATAATAATAAAACAATTTCAACCATTGTAATCCTCTTTTAATCTTCTCTTTTCAGCCTGGACATCTCTTTTTACATCCTCAATGTACTCTCTCACTAGAGACCCAGCATTTGTGGGCTTGCTCACATTGAAAGACAGTGACGGCACTCTACTGATAGGGCCGCCACTACACAAAACGCATGTATCCACAACCTCAGTCATGGAATGACGTGCCTCAAACTCTCCATCACACTCAGAACACCTATAATTATACTTCGGCATCCTCAAAATCCTGGTTTAGTTTGACGGTTGGAGGATTCATGACCATAAGGCCATCCTCGCTAAGTCTAAACTTGAACCCCTTAAGAACCGGAACAATATCAGATTGCTCTAGCAGGGACTTCTGTAGAGCCATCATTAGGGCACCCATAGCCTGATCGCTAAGGTGCATGTTGCTTTCTTCACTCATTATTCTTCTCCTCCTTTAAAAAGGTATTTTTCTTATAATAATATCTTTATACATAACCCAATCACATACTTTTGCAAGTAAAGGATTAGAAAAAGCGGCAGGTTTATTTTTTTCAAACATATAATGCCCATACCACGCAAATGGATAAACAATAAATGGTGCAAATAATAGACCCACAATAAAAAACTTGTATAGGCAGAAGCATATATATGCTAAAGTTAAGGTCTGCCCAAGAAAATGCATCCTTCTACACCACTTATTTTGATGTAAAGACAAATAGTGCTCGTAATAATCTTTAAACATTTTTATATCTCGTTCTCTGTTTCACAAGCGGAATAGCTAGCTTTAGCTCCTCTATCCCTTCCTCAAGTGAGACACTAACATTGTACCCTAAGGAATTAATCTTCTCATAGGAAACTTGATAGTTCCGCTTATCAGCATCTTCCATAATATCTGCATAGTGAAAATAGGCGTCAGGGACCGCATCAGATATTAGCTCACATACACGCCTTTTAGTGTGGTTCATGTTGTTTGATCCAACGTTATACACATTTGACGCCATCTCACTTTGGTTATCTAGAGCAAATATAAATGACTTAGCAATGTCTGTAACATGTATGAAGGTCCTTAAGAAGTGGGATTCATAAATAACGGCGTAGCCCTCAGTCATCGCCTTATGGGTTAGATCATTGACAAGTAAATCAAGTCTCATCCTAGGCGAGACACCAAAAGCAGTCGCAAACCTAAATGCTGTTGAGTTTTTTCTACTCATTACAATTTTTTCAGCTTCCGTCTTTGTTCTCCCATATATTGATAATGGATTAAGTGGCGTTTCTTCAGTGCATATGCCGACAACCTCACCATAATTTGAGCCGGTCGAACCAAAAAGTAAGTATTGGTCCTCTTGCAGTAAATCTGCTAGTAATTGGGTTGCGGCTGTGTTGACTTCGTAAGCCTTTTCCTCTCCCTTAAGTCGGCAAAGCGGAAAGCCTACGTAAGCTGCCAGGTGGATTACAGCATCCTTACCCAGAACAAGGCTAGCCATCAAGCTCTCATCCCTGATGTCCCCCTCTACAAATGAAAAGTTTTCATGTGTGATGTAGGGAAGCAATCTATCGCCATTATCAAACATAAGGTTGTCTACAACGGTAACCTTATCACCTCTCTCAAGAAGCATAGGGATTAAAGTTGTACCTATATACCCTGCTCCGCCTGTGGCTAAAATATTTCTCATCTTTACTCCATATCGAAAAGTTTCTTATAATAAAGAATTGTATTTTGTATCCCCTGTTCATGTGGATAAAATTGAAAATTTGGTATTTTATCTACAAAGTTACTGTTATCAAGTACCTTTACAGGATCTCCGTCTGTGTACGAGGTATCAAATTTTATTTTCCCTTGAAACCCGCAAAGCTCCTTAATTATGGAAGCAGACTCTGCTATCGAATAGCCCTTCCCTTGCGCTACATTGAGTGGGTAACACATGTCGTCTAAATGTAGACTTTTCACAAGGATTTCAACAAAGTCATCCACATAAGCCCACTCTCTTACCGGGCTGCCGGTGCCCCATACAATAAATTCTTTATCGCCGGAAGCACAGGCTCTTAGCATTCTAATGATCATGCCGTTGAGAGCGTGAGTCTTGTTAGGGTCCAGAGAATCCCCAGGACCATAAGTATTTGGTAGCAATAAGTTTATACTTTTAATATCATGCTGCCTACGGTAGCATTGAGATAAATAATAGATAGATCTCTTAGAGTTACCAAAAGAAAAAATAGATGAGTGGACTGGCCCGCTTAGCCACTGCTCTTCAGTTTGGATAGAGCTATCACCAGGATAAGAACAATTACTAAACGGCTGTATTACCTTTATGGTACAGTCGATATCTGCTATAGACTTATAAATATTTAAAGCCATCTGAAGGTTGTCAGAATATACATCAGCCGCATATTCATTTACATAATGAATTCCTCCGCCATGTGAGGCTAAATTATAAATTACATTTGGGCTAAAATCTTTAATCGCTGCATATGTTTGTGCATAATCTAGTAAATCGACTCCAGTTGATTTTGAACAACCTACGACCTCGTGCCCATCATTTGTAAGTTTTCTAAAAAGATTTTTTCCAATAAAGCCAGTATGGCCTAAAATTAAAATTCTCATTCTTCTTCCTTAAGATAAAAATTGTAACCATGTAGATTTACGACTGGTCTAAACCGCCCAATGCTAGTGGCCCTAATTATTCGCTCTAGCTCTTCTTTTGAAATCTCAGCGCTAATCTTTTGAAGCTTATCAATATCTCGAATTCTTCCTACATGGTGTCCCCATCTATAATCTGTGGTCGGGGTTAGGAATGAAACGTCATTACGGCTTATCTTGTCAACAATATCGCAATATGCTTCCAGTTGTTTAGCATGCACTCTAGGCACAATTGTTTTTATGCTATCGTTTTCAAAAATAGGGACTTTATAAAAATCTATTATTTGACCATTATCTATTTTTTCGTTCATAAGGTGAACAGTCACGCCAGTATAATTATCTCTGTTATATAGTCCCCGGTTTAGGCCCCCAGAGCCTGGGTATTGAGGTGGGCTCGGGTGAAAATTAATAGCAAAGTTATTTACCGACTCTAAAACACGTTTTGGTAATATGCAATAAGACTTTAAATGGAATATGTAGTCCCCAGACCATTCTAAAATGCTTTGCGGAATTTTAGTTTTCCGCTCACGAGAGGCCCAAAAGCATGTAACATCAAATCCACTACGCTTAGTGAAATTAAAGGCATTTTGACTATACACACAATCTTCAAAACCTATAAACAGTACCTTTTTCATACCTTAAATACATCCATGTTTGTTAAATCCGGCCAATCTGTATACGTCCATTTTTTGGGTTTTGTGCTGATGGCTTGAGGCAACTTATCTAGCCCCAATTGAGCCGTTTCGGGGGTCATATAATAGTGATAGCCCATTGTATTAATGTTCTGCTGTGTCCACGATATATCTGGAAGTCTCCCATCATAAGACATCTTTTTGAGACTGTTTTTGGCCTCCAGATCGTCTAGTAATATCATGCCCCCTCTCCCTAAGCTTAAATGTTTTCTGAATTGAAAGCTTAATGACATCAAAGTACCTGGGATGTAGCTATTACCTTTCCATAAGACAGCTGCGTCTACTACATTTTTGGTCAAGTAATAGTAATCTTGCCATGGCTGGTCTATCCAGACTCTTTCTATACTTAGCTTATCAGCGAGCATCGGAATGGATAGGTAAGTCCTAACTGGGACTGTTACTTTTTTTGCTTCGGTATAGCGCAGGCATAATTCAACACCATGAGTACAACAGTCAACTGCTACAGCATACGGAGCGCCAAAAAACTTAGCCACCTCTTTTTCGAATATGGCAACCTTTTCAAAGCTCATTCTGGAGTCTCTAGAGTTATGACAGGTTCAAAGTTATTTGGGAAACCTCTAGACTTTCTACTTTCAAATATCTGTCTATCAATCACATTATAGCGATTCTCATTTCTCTCCATATCGTGTTGATCTCGTGGACGCTTTCCCGCATCTGGATGAATATGCTCTACCACTGCCTCTGGGCACCACACGTATCTGCCAACTAACTTCGCTCGCTCATTCAGTTCATTGTCAATATAAAAATAATTATATTCAGGATAAGTGCAAACGCCCCCTAAGTGGTCTACGCAGAACTTTCTGTCAAATAGCAACGTTGTGCCTAAAATGTTTCCATTGTGTAGCTTGTCATTAACTGCCACCATGCCATACCCGTCAAGAAACTCATCATGGTATTCTAAGGCACGATCTAGCCAGCCTGGATAAAACAGCTGGTCATCACCGGATGGAAACAATATGTCCCCAGTTGTTAGAGATAATGCGTGGTTCCAAGACCATAGGGCACCTCTTCTTTCAGGTGAGTAATCTATAATATACTGCCAATTATCATTTATTTTGTCCGACAAATATTTTTCTATGACATTAACGGTTTCTCTATCGCCATCAACAGCTAAGGCAAGCTCCATATTTAAGTGGTTTGTTGTCTCATATAGACTAGTCACTGCTTGCAACGCAAGCTTTGGCCTATTGCATGTAGGCATAGCTACACTTATTTTTTTGTCCATCATAGATATTGCTCCACAATATTTATTATTTCTTCTTGCTTATAACGCATATGAATGATTAAGTCAAGACCTTTTTTCGAAAACCATTCTTCATGGATAGCACCTACATTATTTGTAGTCTTTGTGGCCATCCCCATCATCCTAGCCTCTACGACGACCCTAGACAGCGTTTCAGGGGTCTCAGGAAAGAAGACTAGTGTAGAGCGAGCACCAAGCTCTCTGAGGAATGTGGTGGGCTCTAGAGGTGGTATGACATCGTACTCCAAGCCAACAGTCCTACAGTAGTTAATGGCTCCCGCAGTATTCTTATGCTTAGTGTTCGACATAATTATTGCATGCCTGTCTTGCCTCTGCGGATCTTTACAAATTTCCTCTAAAATGCCTAAGTGCTTGTCTGACCACAAGTTGCCACCTAGGCTTACAATATTATCTAGTTCAAGATTTTTTCTTGCTATGTTCGCGTGGAACTGGCTCTGGCATAGAACAGCCTTAGCCTTTGCATAAAATTGTCTATTAATAATGTCTTCTTTAGGCGCACAATACTCCGGGTAAACACCTGGGTTTCTGCCAGGAAGATACTTGTGATCGTGCTCATAAATAATATAGTTTTTACTTTGTAGCTCTTTTTTGTTATCTTCAGAGAGATTTACAAAATTTGAAACGATAATATTCTTATTACATAACAAATCCATGTGTTTAACAAGGTGACTATTAACTTTACGAACAGTGTGACCACGCTTGTAAAGCTTCTCTACCAATACTTCGTTGTTTAGTTCACCGCCACCAGGAACTTGGTCAGCAAAGAAATCTGCTATGAAAAGTATATCACTCACTGACAACGACCTGCGGAGGCACAAACTCTGGCATTGCAATGGAATCTGCAAAAAGCTTGTGCTGTTTAGATGAGTCAAACTGCTTACGAATCCAGTTTCGGAGTGCCCTAGCCCTCTTCTTCCAGCTATCATAATTCTTTCGAACTTGCCGCAATCTCATCTTATAATGGCCTTCATGTGGGTAACACCACATACTATCTTTTTGAACCACACCCTCCCAGACAGCAAAGTCCTGCACTGGTGCAATGTCATAGTTAACATCGGCGAACATGGCCTTCTTTTTGCCATTCTTTTGAGGCATATATAAGAAATCACAATGGCCTGACCACCCTGGAGCTATAACTGGTATACCATGGCATGCGGCATCGAATATTGGTAACCCAAATCCTTCACCATGGCTAAGGTTAATGAAAACTTTAACTTTCTTATGAGTATAAAGAGACTGCATTTGTGCCTCCGTCAAGTCTCCGTGAAGCAAATAAATTTTACATTTTGCTTCGGGAGGTAAAAGACCATCTATGATTCCCTTAAGGTTCTTATGAACATGCTCCCTGTCCATTATAGAGTTATTCTTCAAGGAAGTCTTAATTATTAGCCCGACTTCCTGATCAAAGTTTTCTTCAATCCACCACTTAACAGCGTTCTCCATATTTTTTCTAGGGCCCCACTGCGACACCATAAGATAGTTAAAGTCGTGCTTTAGTTTAATACCCAGGCTCTCAGGTTTTTCTTCTTTTACGGGATAATGAACAACCTCTACAGGCACTTCACATTTAAGAGTCATGGGCTGCTTGGTTTCCCTATGGATACCTTCATATATCGTACTTTCTAATGTTTGCTTAGAGTGTTCCGAGATTGTAATCACCTTGTCCATCATATTACAACGTTCTAGCCACACTGGAGCCACTTTAGTAGTCTCTATGCCTGCTGTAACACCTACATTATAGGGAGCTATCCTTTCCCACTCATTAGGTATAGAAACCTGCACAGACATATCAAAATGTCCACCGGCTTGCACAAAGTTGTGGGTCTTCATAATTAGAAAATCCATCCATCGTCGCTCTTTCGTGTTTTCAGAAAGCCACCCTGTCTGTCCCCAATTTAAGGACACCAGATAAACATCATATTTTTCTGGTTGGGACTTCAGAGCCCTTAATAAAAATCTTGTGTGTTCGCCATACCCTGACTGGGTTAGCGCTGGACCTCTCACTAAAACTTTCTTAATCACGTCAACTCCTTCAATTCCCAACTCTTATAGTTGTCCCTCGTTTCCCATGAACCGTGCTTTTCATACACTTCTGTCATTATCTTCACCCAGCCTTCACAGTATTTTTCAAAGCTGTAGTTGCCCTCAACGTGCTGCCTGCCTTTTCTGCCCAACTCCTTTCGTTCCTCAGGAGTCATATTGTACATCTTATGTAGCGCAGCCTTAAAATCTTCTTTACTTATACGATCTTCGTAGATATACGGCACCTGCTGGGAGCCTATAACAGTTTTTGACGAAGGCTCAATCCCAATACCGAACCAATTTTCGCCATCTGTCACCTGCTCTTGCAGTCCACCAGTCATAGTAACAATGATAGGTGTCTCACATGAAAGAGATTCTAGTGTGGCCAAGCCAAAGCCCTCAGCATCAGAAATGTTAATAGTACATGAAGCCATATTATACATGTCTGATAGGATCTGTGGCGGGACCTTGGAGTTAGATATCATCATGGTACCGTCATTCCCCAGCTTCTCTATAATATGCTGAAGAGGCTGTCCATGCACATCGTTAGGATCAGTATGCATAATTAGACGAACCTTATCGCGCCCCACTTCGTTTGCAAACTCGTTAAACCAGAACAAGAGAGAGCCGCTCTGCTTCCTACGTGCATTTCTGTTATTCCAAAAGAATAACATTCTATCATCTTTGTCCTGCGAGAAATTGTTATTCTTTAGCTCCTTGATCTCTTCATCCGTCTTGGCCTTAAAGATGTTAGAATCAACAGCGTGAGGGTGATATATATTCTCAACTTCTGGTGCTGCCTCTGTCACAACGTCTCTTGTGACCTTAGAGATTGAAACAATTAGGTCGTTAGACAAGTAGAATGGTCGGTTAAACATCGGTGCAGGATGATTGTCCCAAACGTGATAATATACCATCGGAATTAGTGGACGAATTTCATTTTCGATAAACCATAACCACTCGTAAAACCTGGGGTCTGTCATGAACCAGAGAATATCTGGCTTTTCGTTTCGTATGATAGACCTAACCTTCTCCGCGTCACCGTAGCCGTCTATTGGTATAACCATCCAATCATCTTCATAAGGGGCGATCTTCTGAGCATCATAATTTTCATGCTTCATAGCACCCCCTAAACAAATAAATTGAAACTTTCCAGTCTTTAGGAGAGCTTCAATAAAGTACTTTGTTTGAGTTCCAACACCCGATGGTGACAACGGGTGATCTGACAGTGTCAGAATCTTTATCTTCTTATCCATTAATTCCTCAGGGGCAATGTTCCGTTTCGTGGAACGGACAATATTTACAAGATAATCTATTTTTGATGTATCTTTTCTTAGTTATATTATAAAGCGCTTTGTCCAGAAAGTCAAGTGAATTTTTTGTTTTTCTTTCACCACTTGTTACCCGGAACAACTCAATCCTGTTTTTCTTAGCTGTGCGTTTAAGTAATCCAAAGTGGGTAGACACAGTTCTTGGATTCAGATCTAACTTCTTGGAATAATAATACTTGTACAGTACAAGCTGCCTGACATAGAGTATGTCTGCCTTTTTTCTAGCGTTCCAACCCCACGAACAAGTCTTCCAATCGATAACGTGGTAGTGTCCTTGTCCATCTTTCAACACAAGGTCTATGAAACCCTTGAAATCGTATCCGGGTACCCTTGATTCTGTGATGGGCTCCTTTAGGACTTCTTCGGTAGCCACCAGAGTCCAACCACCTTTGTCAGCAAAGTATTCATCTAAGGAAGGTTCTACTAGCTCAAAGATTCCGTTTACTTGCTTTCTCATTTCTGAGGCTAGCTCTGAATCTTCTGTTAACCCTATCTCTTCTAGCTGCTCAGTAAATATGCGATGGAAATGTTCGTAGGGCTCTGTGATGTTCCTCAGTAGCATATTTTCTATTGTTTCATGCACCGCAGTTCCAAAACAAGTGTGTTCAGTGCCCTGGAATGTTTGTACCTTGTCTATGTATAATAGCTTGTGCCTCCAAGTACATTCTGTCCAGTTCTTTAATTCAGAATAAGAAATATGCGGCAACCTACACCTCGTCTACATTACAAACCATTGCAACCTTTTCAAATGCTACAGGGCTTATTCTCATAACATATGATGGATCTTCTAGCAAGTAATGCTCCAACGCAGTGGCAAAATATTCTCTGATGCTTGTTACTGCGTATGGCCTGATAAATAGTCCGGTACAGAAGGTCTCTAGCTTATCATATCCTAAATCCTTATAAAGGAAATCATCTAGCTCTTTCGAATACTCTATATCGGTAAATGATACATCGCTAGCATTATCTAAGTACCCATATTCATAGATTAGGTCTCTAAGTCTTTTTCTCTTTCCAAGAAATTCGCGCTGTATCTTATTATCCGAATATATCTCTCTCGCGTATATATCCTCAGCAGCATGAGCCAATTCATGTATTAGGTCATCAATCATATCTGCGTCGTTATCTTGATCGTTAGTAACAAATATAGCACCATCTCGATACATGGCGTTAACCTGCTTTTCTTCAAACTCTTTAAAGTTTCCTACATAAAAAGCGTCTACTTCACTTGTTATTTGAAATGGAATCTTCTCTTCAACTTTATTTATGACGTTTACAATATTTATATTATCAGGAAGAGGGTCTTTGATGAAAAAATCAATGAGACCAAATATCTTAAAATGCTTTTGGTTTCGCACACTTTTATCAGCAGACTCTTTTATAAAGCCCTCTAACTTATCGCTCATTCTTCGACCCCAAAGGCCTTTAGATCCTCAATACCCTGCTCGTACCCTCTAATCCAATTCTCTTCCGCTAAGGAAAGAGCAACCTCAGGAAACTCATCAGCAAGCACGTTGACAACCATGTCTACTGTGACGGTATTATCTTCGGGATCTAATTTATTACCAACATACTCAATCATATAATCTTTTAGTTCTGACGATACATCAGAGATTTTTGTATCACTAACATTTTCATCAGACCACTTAATTGTTAAACTCATTTTAACTCCTCTTACATTATAACATCTTTTTTGTAAATGTCAAGAGAACATTAAAGTGCCTTAGCTGCAAGCGTGGCAACATTTGATCTCTCGCCCTTCTTAAGTGTTATATGGCCCGACAATTCATACGCCTTAAGCTTTTCTATTGCATGAGTAAGGCCAGATGACATCTCATTAACATAGATATTATCAATCTGCTCGATGTCGCCAGTCAGAACAATCTTTGTCCCTTCGCCAACTCTTGTCAAAATTGTCTTAATCTCATGTGCTGTCAGATTTTGGGCCTCATCAATAACAATAAAAGCGTTTGCAATTGAACGTCCTCGTATGTAAGTCAGAGCTTCAATCTCGATTAGCCCACGGTGCATATATTCATCTAATGTAGTTTGGTCATCTCCAGTGAGGAACTTTAGGTTATCCTGCACAGGGGCGAGCCAGGGAGCCATCTTCTCCTGCATAGAGCCTGGTAAGAACCCAATGTCTCTACCCATAGGCATAACTGGTCTAGAAACCACCAGGCGCTTGTAAGGGGTCCTACAGAATGTTTCGTCGTTGAGCTTATCCTTGACCTTCTTGTTGTTAACAACCTGTTCCAGGCCCGCTGCTATGGCCATTAGAGTCTTACCGGAGCCTGCTTTTCCTATCAAGGACACAACCTGAACCTCAGGGTCCATTAAAAGGTCAAGCGCAAACATCTGCTCTTTGTTGCGAGCCCTTACACCCCATAGGCCCTCCTTAAACTCAACCACCTTGTCTAAGGGGGTCGCGTAGTTATAGAATCTAGAAAGAGCAGTCTTCTTTTCATTAGAACTGGACACCAACATCACAAACTGATTTGGGTGGAGCCCTGGGTTCTCTTCTTTGTCTATTAAAATAGATTCACCCTCATAAAAGTGATCAATCACCTGGTCATCAACTAAGCAAGTACTTAGCCCTGAGTAGAGATCAGATTCTTTCTTGATTACTTGATTCTCTACATAGTCTTCGGTTAGGAGCCCTATAGAGTCGCAGATAACTCTCATATTAATATCTCTGCTTACAAGTATTGTTTTTCTACTACCGTTAGACTCATTCTCTGATAAGGCTGTAGAAATAATAACATGGTCGGCCACTGATCTATCTAGGTCGTGCGGCAACTCATGTGTAGCATGATCTGCGATTTTTAGAATGCCTTTACCTTTACCTAGGCGTATGCCAACCTGTAAACTACCCTTTGCTCTAAGATCGTCTAGGGCTCGAATTATTTTTCGAGCATTGACACCTACGCTATCTTGGCGCTTCTTGTGGTTATCTATCTCTTCCAATACTTTTAATGGAATTAAAATATCATTATTTCCATAATTGTAGATACATTCTGAGTCTGTGAGACAGACACTGGTGTCAAAGACATATGTTTTTTTAGCCATGTATAGTTACCGCTCCATCTATTATAAATAGTCAATACCGCTCTATATCAGACTCTTTTACCCATACAATATATCTTTTATCTGCCTGGTAGCTCAGACCTTCTAAGAAGCATCCCACAACGGTAACAGCTACTAGTTCCTGCTGTTTCTTCCACGGAGGACATTTTACAATAGCATCAGCTGCGAATACACATTTTTTATCTTTTGAAGGATAGTTGAAATTGTAGTGCCCAATCTCTGTGGCCTGTGCTACTGTTCCTTTTCTCACCATCTTACTTCTTGACTCATACATAATTATTTATTTACCTTATCACTGATTTTTTGTTCTAGACAATCTTGAATTATTGTCATGTCTGTTACTTGGTATCCTAACGCGCTAAAGCACATTGAACAAACTATTGCTGCCACTGCTGCTCCGACTACTGTCCCAATTAAGATTCCAATCTCAAACTTTATAAATTTTTTCACAACATGGGCCCCCCATTTTAATGTTAGAAATAAACCTTACTTAACACTTGGCAAAGTACTCTGATAAAAGCCTATTTGTATAATGATTCTGTTCAATAGCTGTCTTCTTTCTGTGACAATTAGCACATCGAACTTCACACTTTGCTGCTTCTTCTAATATTGAATCCCAAGAATATTCTTTGCTTATTAAAGTACTAATATTATGTTTTTTGTTGTTTAAGTGATCAAAATCTAAAACCCTAGGATCCGTTTCGCCGCAATCAACACAAGGGTGACTTGAATAAAAGTCCATCATTTTTCTTTTAATAGATTCTCTTCGTTCGGAACGTCTACACATGGAATAACTCCCTTTTTTTGTAGACTTATCCTTTGAAGACTGTTTTGTCAATCCTAAACACCTCAGTTCTAATTGTAAATAGTCGTTACAAAGAGCTTTATTGCTTTTTAAAGCCAGCTTTTCAGTCTTGTAACACCATCTTCAATTGTAACATAGGTACAGCTTTCAACCCAATCACCACAGTTAACGTAGGTTTTGATATTTTCTTTTTTATCAACCCATATTAAAACTTCTGGCGTATGAGTGTGCCCAGTGATTAGCACGTCTACATCATCGTTCCACTGGATAATGTCCCAAATTCTTCTTAGTTTTCTTTTTTTAACTGAGAGATCATGGAACCACTTAGTTAGGTTAATATCATACCACCTTTCTATAAGGTCTTGGAATACAGAGATAATATTCATTAGTAAATTCCAATGAACTATGCCTTTCTCATATTTGTCACCATGCTCTACTCTATAAACTTTACCACCGCTTGTAAAGTTGTACTCATGACAAAAATAAACACCAAAAGCCTTTAATCCATTAAACTTTTTAAATGATATATCATGATTTCCTATGATATAGATAATCTTATTTTCAAAGTTATCTAACAATTTAAATAAAGCACCACTGTGCTTTGTGAAAGAAGGAACCTTGATGAAATCTATAATATCTCCTGCAAGTATAAGCTCATCACATTCAAGTGATTGTAAAAATTCTATAAGCTTTTCTTCTTTAGAATATTTACTGCCAATATGCAGATCTGATATTACCACTCTTTTCATAAGATTCTCCAAAATTATGGAGATGGCGGGAGTCGAACCCGCGTCCAAAGCAATTTTAGTTTCAAGTCATCCACAGGCTTGGCTAGTTTTTCTCGTAAACTAGCAAAACATATTTGATTTCACTGCAATCAAAAGACAGGTTCTTTTTTTGATTTTTACAACTTATCTGTTGTTTTGACCAAATTGGATAGAAGGCTCTGGTCAGCCTCCCGATCAAGCAGCTAGTGCGAGTTCGTAGTTGTTATTATTGGCAACTAAATTTGTTTTGATTTTTTTAGTCATCACGACTGCCTGCACTATCCTCCTCCGTTACCTTGTCGAAACCAAAAGCATCCCCTAAGATATTAAACCACAGTAGATCAAATAAATAATATAATATGACTCCTGCAATAGCTCCTACAGTAGTTAGTAGGACAGAGGTATTAAACTCTTCTAAAAATATTAGGTTTAGCAAAAAAGAGACTGGTATCGAAACACCAAACCTCCACACTAACGATTTTAATAATGCTTCTTTTTTAGTCATGATAAAATATAAGAAAGTGGTTTACTCACAGAGCCACTATGTTATCCTCTCTTTAATTTAGCTACAAGCTAATAAACCCTATTAACTTTATGTAGTAGCAAGGTTCGTTAGAGACATAGAACCTTAAACCTTATAAATTAAAATTCTTATATTATTTATCTAATCAAATGTCTTCTTGAAAAAAAGAATGTATTTGATACTTTCTAACTAACATATTAAAATGCTTATGCTTTAAACCTAAAAATCGCATAGCTTCGCCTTGTGATCTAGTAGCAGAAACGGCATATTTCAATACAGCTTCTTGTGTTATTCTAACTAAATTATCCCATATTGGCAACCCATAAAGTCTATTTTTTACAGGCCGTGTAGATAATTCTAACTTTAAAGCTATAATATCCTCTAAAGATAAATTTGATAAAATAGATTCAAATTCTTTATTTATCTTTTTTTCTTTTCTTAATTTATTAATTATACTATAATATTTAGTTTTGGTTTTTTTACCAACCTTGGTCTTCCAAGCCATTATACAGCAGGAGCCTCTTCCTCAGGTGGTATTAATTCATCGCCGCCCTTATCTCTGTCTTGTGCGGTTTTGATATATTCCTCCTCAGAAGGTGTTGAAGGCTCCTCCAGATCAGGGCTTAAATCTTCTTCAAATTTATCAAAGTAAAGCTTAAGATTTAAAAGAAGATAATCTCTAAATATTTCTCTTTCAGTCTCATCCCTACCTTCAACCTTAGCATCAGCATCCAGTTTCGAGTATTCATTTTCAATTTGATTTTGGATTTTATTAAACGATTCAAAAGCAGAGTTTCTACCAGTGCTGTCTAGCTCTCGATCTTCCAGACCCTTAGCAAACTCATCTTCAGGAGCGATATCCTCCTCGGGCTGCTTCTTCTTTTCATCACCATAAATGTCAATAAATCCTTCTGGGCTGTCATCATCGACCTTAATAGTAACTTCTTCAAGGTCTTCCTCGATAGCCTCAGGATCAGCATCAAGATTATTAAGAAGATTCTCAGTAGCGTTCAGGATGTGTTTTCTAAATGAAACTCTCTGCTTTTTGGCGGAAGTAAGTTGCTTGTAATCTTCTTCGATATTGGGAACAATGTTCTTTAGTAGGTTCTTTAAAAAATTAATGGCCGTAATTTCAGCAGGAGCTTCCGGTGCTCCACCAGTGGCCTCAGCCTCTTTAATAAGCATTCTAACCGACTCCCTAATCAGCTGCTCCTTCTGCTTATTAGCCTTTATCTCCAGATGCACTTCATGTATGCAGTGCCGAAGGTACGAGCGAAGAAGGTTAGTATCTTCTTTTAGCAGAATCTTCCTCTCATCATGGCCTTCTTTTATGAGATGGTTAATTACTTTTTTAAGTGATTCAATGTTAGTCATCTTATTATACCTTCCTTAGTTTCGTCATCAGGCTGTGAAGCTGCGTATCCCTCTACCGCTCCGCTAGCCATAGTAGACATTTCCTCTAAAACTTGCAGCTTCTCCTCAAGAATGTTAACTTGCTCTTGCAATTTTCTAAAAGAACGAGTAATTTCTTGGAGGTGCTTCTTAGCAATCGCAATCTTGTTTTCATCTCTTAGGGAGCGTGGTCTTATCGATGAGATAGTTTCACTTAGAGCCTGTAGTAGTGCATGAGGGTTGATATCCTGTCTGCCCTCGCCCATAAGAAACTTTCTTGTCATCTTGTTAAAATCAATTTTCATAGTAAAAGTCCTCACTATAAATAGTTACTTTTTAGTCTTACCACCCAAAGAAGGGGCATAGGACGTTGTTCTGCCCCTTAGATTTCTTGGCCCTGGGACTATAAGTGACGATGGCAAAGCTCTATCAATTGTATTGTGCCTCTGTCTGCCTGTAACCTCACTGTTCAAAGAATTTATAGTATAGTCATCACCTATCTGGTTAGTAGAAGCGATCTCCCCATACACCTCATCAAATTCATCAATTTTTAATATTGATATAGTACAATTCTCATCAAAAGTGGTACTTCCAGCAGATGGGTTTGCCGTAATCTGAATATAATCACTAGCATCGGCTTCTACTATAAGACATATTGTCTTTTCTTGTGGGTCAAAATTATTATGGATATAGACATTTCCAGTGTACACGGTAGATGAGCCATTTTTCTTAACCTTCGTAGTGAAGGTAGTACCAGAAGATACATTAAAAAGAAGGTTACAATAAATAAGATATTTACCTGCATTAGTAAAAGAAAACCTTCCATTTGACTGTGTATAGGTTATGCCAGCTGCCGTTACATGTGATGTTGGATTGTAACTAGACCATCCCGCAGAGCTAAAGCAGGTGGTATCGGACCCTGATGACAACGCGTTTGAATCGCTACCGCACGTAATACTCGTCATAGCAGACGGTGTAGAGCCATCCCTTGAAACATCAATAATTGTAAAAGATGAGCCCTGCTCTATTATAATATTGGCTGTCCCAGAGCTTGGCTCTAATCTGCCACCAGCTGTTTGTCCCCCAGTTAATGATTTCAGTATTGCATAAGTTGTTTCTTTAGGGTCAGAACTAGTTTTAACACTGTAGGTAGAGTCTGCTATCTCACTACCATTCGCGAAAAGATCTACTGCAATATCAGTGTTAGCATCTGTTTGAGCTATAAGGCTCTGCATCATTAGAAATGTAGAGGTATTATCAGGAGTTAGTTTTCCTGTAGAAGCAGTGTAGGTAACATTCTTTAACTTAGTATCAATCGTTCCGCCAAAGTCAGAGTCGCCCATGAATCTGGTGCCTGTAGTGCTGGTACTATCAGCCGTATAGGCTATACTTCCATAATCACCCCTGACTCTAATCAAAGTTATCTGTGAGCCAGCTTGGCATGATAAAGTTCTTCCTGCGTGTATCGTTTTTACAGTGACATTTAAAGTATCCCCGGCCTTAACTTCCACTAAACCAAAAAAAGTATAGCTTCTAGGATCGAGTGAGGGGTGTCCATATATTGATGAACTTGTATAAACTTCTGTTGTGTTTACAAATATCCTACCTTCCACGCCTGTTGCTGAGCCTGCTATTATGCCTGGGATATCAAAAAGAACAAAGTAGGTTCCAGAAACTTCAAAAGTAAAATTACCAGTATCAGAAGAATAGGAAATGTCTCTAGATGCAACTGTAGTAGCTGTATAAGTGCTATATGCATTTGACTTAAAGGGGTTGTACTGTAAGTTGGCTGCTGCATTAGAGTCGGTGCTTGTATGAACACAAGCATAGGAACTAAATTTTACATCATCTAAAGACATCTAAACCTCTACTCCTGGTCGTCCTGCTCTTCCTCTAGGGTGACAAGATATGCTTTGTGAGACATACCAGGATGCTTGTCAGGGCAGCCACATCCACCATGAAGCTCCTCAAGAGTTTCTTCTTCCTCTTCTTCTAGAAGATTCTTTTCTAATTCTTTATCTAACGCTCGCCCAAACTTATCTCTTGCTTTGATGCCTTTGCGAGCAGTGCGAGCAGCCTGTCGTCCATCCTTTCCACCGCCAGCATCAGCAGAGGCTTTTGCAACATCGGCCTTCTTTTGTAGACGTTTGGCTTTCTTATCTTTCCCAAGCTCTGCTGCTTGCACAGCTTTATCAAATTTATCTTCTTTTTCCTTGAGATTAAACTTCTCCATAAGAAGGCGATTAAGCTCATTCTGCTTCCATTCGTTAAGTTTCATTTTGTAACTCCTAAGTTAAATTTTTCTAATAAAAGCTTATTAAGCTCTTCGTTTTTCCATTCCCTTAGAGAAATGCTTTCCTCCATGGCAGTGTATAATTTAAGTGGGTCGGTCGTTTTAGATGCCGAACTCCCCACACGCACCTCCCAATGCAAGTGGGGCCCTTGCGAATGGCCGGTATTCCCGGTATATGTTAAAATATCCCCTTTTTTGTATTTCTTTCCTCTGGTGTCTTTCGTATCATCCCGAAGGTGCAAAAAAGAATGCCATGTGTGCGGTATGTCATCAACCTTGTCAGTCTTGAATTTGATATAATTGCCATTTCCTTTGCTGTACCCTGCCTTAACAACTTCTCCGTCGTAGGGGGCGTACACAGGAGTTCCAACTTCCACACTAAAGTCAACACCACCATGATGGTGTGGTTTACCATATCTATCTGGGTTTAGTGCCACTAGTTCTTTATCATAACTTAAATCCCTCATACCGAAGCGGCTTGAAATTCGCGGGCTACCTTTCAGTGGAAATGCAAAGACGCCAGAAGCATAAACAGCTTGAGGCGTTATTTTGCGTGCGCCTGTTGAAGCTGAGGCCGTTGGTTTCCCGGATGAGTCATCATAAAAAGAACTCATAGAATAAAAAGATTCTACTTCCTCGTCAGACAAGTCATCAAATTTAGAAGCATCCGGTATGACTATTTCTACATCAGGGTATATTAGATCTGGATTTTCACCAATTATTTCTCTATTAGCCTTATAAATAACTGGCCACATTCGGGCGTTGCCGTACTGCCTTTTTGCAATACCAGAAAGGGTATCACCATCTACAATTGTATATTTTTTATTTTCTTTGATTAAACTTTCTTTAAGTGGCATTGGAATACGTATCTTACCAGACTTGACAGAATCCTCCCAATCCCTAAAACATAGATTGCCAACACTGTACGCTTCTTCTTCCATCTTCCTCATGTGGCTGTCTGTCTGAGCGTAGCCAGGAGTCGTGTCAGGGGTGTGCCCGAACTCGCCCCTACAGTTTTGCCCATGATGGACCAACTCGTGTGAGAGGGACCTTAGAACGTCTTTGGGGTGCCTTCCTGTAACATACACAGTGATGTGTCCTGTCGCAGGCTCATAGT